TCATGATCCTGACTGGATGGTATTAAGTTTCTTTTCCAGCTCATCAAGGCGGGACATAAGCGCAAGAATGGCCTCGTGATGCAACGCGGCCGCAACGCCTGAAGTGTCCACTCCAAGAACGCCCTCAACGAGGGTGCCATCAGTTAACGTCCTGTCCTGCCCCACATAAACGCTACCCGGGAAAACCTTCTGCACGTCCTGAGCGATAAAACCAAGACCACCGGCATAACCATCAAGACGATCCCACGATACGCCACGAAGTTGCATCATTTTCCCAAGCGGATCTTCTATCCGCTGGATATTGGTTTTAATACGCTCATCCGAGTTATTCACCCACTGCCCTGGAGCGGTTGCAGATCCGCCGCCGTCAAATGTATAAGATGCCCCACGGATAAAACTACCTGTATTACCGTACAGAGCAACGTTCAGTGTTCCAAAGGCGTTTGTCTGGCCCCATGTATAGTTCCCGACCAGACTTGCAATAGCACGGTCAATGCCAGCAATGTTATGGATCGACTCAACCGGGAAGCCTGTAAGTGCTGTTCCGGTAGAAGGTTCTGCCGCTGTTCTTCGCCTTGCAGAAGTATTACCAGTGACATCAACACTTGAAGTTATCTGGCCGCCAGTTTTACCCGCAACTGTATTGAGGCGCGAATCATTACCCTGGCAGAAAGTGTCCGCCGCCGTACCAAACGGACTGTTTGAGCCTGTTCCGCCCTGCGCTTTCGACAGCGGCGTCGTCAGTCCACTGAGGCTGGTAATATCGCTGTTCGCGCCTTTTGCGGCTTTAGCATTAACCTGAGTAGATAAGGAATTCAGTTGAGTTGTAAACGAATTCCACGCCGGTCCTGTAAAAGTGCTACCGTCAGGTAAAGTAACTGTGATATTACCAGTGCCGCTAAAAAGCTGTTGCCAGTTCTGCTTATCGTAATTAAGGCCGCGCAGGGCTTCGGTGTTCTGTACCACCATCGCGGCGGATACAAGACTCATTGCAATTCTTGGCAGTGCGTACCAGCCAGCACCAGACTGAGTTGCCCCTGTAAAGAAATCAACCAATGTTACTGACGTATTACTGTTTACAGATAAGACAGGCAATGTATACGCCAGCCCTCCGGCAGTAGTAACAATGTGATCCCCGGCGGCCAGTTCTGTAAGAAACGACGTTCCGTTACCGACTACTGCTGTGGAATTATGTGTTAGGGTGATTGTTCCTGCTGACATATTGGCTCCGGACAATAAAAAAACCGCCGAAGCGGTTTCCTGTTATTTGATTTCTGCTATTTGCAGGTTGAGGCGGTAAAGTTATTTTTGTTTACCCATCGCCAGTTAAACGGGTCACCCGCTTTATATTCAGTCTGATTTGCAATGACACGCACACCATAAATCTGCACCGTCTGAGGAAAACCACCCAGCATTGCAGTTGCCTGACATACGGGCTGTTGTTTTTCCAGAAGGGGGGCTGAACAGCCTGATAAAATAATTGCCAGTAAAAAAACAGAAAACACAGCTTTCATTTAATTATCTCCGGAGGTAATTGTTAATTAAATTACCCCTGCCGGGAAAATACCGAAAATAGATTTAACATATCAATTAAAAGAAAACGATCGATTAAAACGATCGATTAAAACGATCATATTAATCATAGGCATCTGTTTTTATCGCGATGATTGCATTCCCGTTATTTGTATTACCGACGACTGAACCTGAAGCGTTACTGCTGGATGCCGCGCTTATTCGGGAAGCTGATCCATTGTATCTGCATCCGGTGTACGCGGTGGCTGCAATTACCTGCGGCTGACCCTGTACCATTACTTGTATCAGCGTTGAACCCAGAATACCAGGACACACGGCATAGCTTCCGCTCAGTGTCTGGTCTATGTTTATGCCGCCGTTGCTGCCTGGTGTACCGATTGTAACCAGATCACTTAACACCCGGCTTTCGTTGGTTAATACCAGCTGGCCAGCAGCATCCCATATTGCGAACCCCCATTGCGGCAGGGGTTGAGGGAAAATAGCGAAGATGTAAGCGGTCAGCCGATGGGCTTGCCCATAGGGATTGCTTGAACCGACCCCTATATTGCCGCCGGACCTTATTGCGCTGACGTATGTCGGCTGGGCTGTGTCACTTGTCCGGCAGAAAGCGATGGCTGAATATGACGCGTCAAGGGGTATTGATGCGGATGCGCCGTGAGCTGTCCCGTTAGCAACAGAATCAACCACCACTTTTCTGTATAAACAAAAAGGGGTGGATTGCGGCGTTACAAATGGATTTCCATTATCCATCAATATCATCGCCCCATAATCAACCATTTAACTTTTCTCCATAAAAATGACAAGTTCACATTCCGATGCGGGGTAATTGCCGACTCCGGTATCGCTGGCTGGCTGAATGGTTATGGTATTGCCAGAGGCTGTTATCCGGCGGCCTACCCCCACGGCTCCTTTGTCAAGGGAGGGAACAAAATTGACTTTCATTCCTGCCGGGACAGTGAATGAATATGTTCCGGTGGTCTGTCCCTGTGAAAGTTTAATAATCCCCACCACTGAAACAGGCTTAATGCCATAGTTATTAGGGACGCCGTTAGCGTCCCACGTTTGTATCCCCCACACCATCAGAACACCCCGGTTAATTTCCCGACCTGAACACGTAATACGCCATTCCCGTCTTTAACACTCTGGGTGACGTTCGTTATCTTCATCGCCCCCTCACCAGACACTGCTCCATTCATCTCAAACGTCCCATCAGCTTTCATGATTGTGCCGGTCTGGCCCGCGACATAGTTAGAAGAACGGAGTTCGCCAATTTTCGCGAGAGTGATAGCCGCGTACTGAATGAAGGCATCGCTGATAAATACCTGCCCGTTGACCACAGCGAACGGTGAATACTGTGTGTCGCCGCTGCCGCTCATCAGTACAAACTGATTGGCATTGAAGCCCACCCGCGTGACAACTGGCTGGCCAGCCTGCGCCAGCACGGCGATCGACATTCCGGCGTTATACATCACGCCATTTATACGAACCCCGGTTTTCAGTGTATAGATAGCCGTTGCGCCGTCTCCATCCACCACCGCAGTGAGCTTATCCTCCAGCGCTGCGGTGACATCGCCAATCTGCGCCTGCACCTGGGTGGACAGTTCAGCCATAGCGTTACCGACTTCTGCTATGGTCGTTTTTACGACCAGAATGTCAGCGCGCACCTCACCGTATTGCGCCCACTGGTGCTCAATGGCACTGTGGGCAGCCAGCGCATCCTGCATGATCCCTTCAAGGTTAGTGTTAATGCCGCTGGTCAGCCGGTCGCCGTCGGCAGATGTGAGGAAGCCATCACCAATCCCCTCCAGATAGTCAGCGGCCTGGTCGTTTGCCATCCCCCTGATCCAGTCGGTATAGCCCGATTCGTTGCCGGTTTTATCGACCAGTTGCGCGCGGTACCAGAATTCCTGCCCGGCTTTCAGTCCGAGCTGGGTGTATTCTGCCTGCGGGTAAGGCACATCGGAGAGCAGCAGCGGATCTGAAAAATCACTGTTGGCCGTGTACTGAATTTCCGTTTTCAGCGTATCGGCGGTGTTGGCCGGGAATCCCCAGTTGAGACGGATACCCCAGTTAATACCTGTCGCCATAAAACCAACCGGCTTCGGCGGATTGCCTTCTTTTCCGGTCAGCGTCGTTTCGGTTGAGTATCCCCAGCCACTGGAGATTTCAGCGGCGTTGATGGCACGCACGCGCACCAGATAGCGTCCCGCATAAATGCCCGGTACTTCAAACGAGGTGGTGGAGCTGCGCGGCACATTAACCCAGTTGCCATCGTTGCGGCGCCACTGCGCCTCATAAGCAATAGCATTGGCCGTATCAGTCCATGAAACGCGCATGGTCTGAACGCTGATCCCCTGATTCACCACGGAATAACTGCCGATCACGATATCATCGGGCGAGGACTGGCTGCCCGGCGGCACGACACTGACAGGACGACTGTCGATAATGGCTCCGGTATCAATGCGGGCATATTTGTCCGGATCGTGAGCCGCGCCGGTAATGGTAAACGTGCCATCATTATTGTCAGTGACACTGACCACCCGGTATTGCTGGGCATACAGCTCGTCGGATTCCACAATCCAGACGCTTTCCGCTTCCGGCGTTTCGCTGTAAGCAGTGGTCACGGTGACCACTTTTCCATTAACGCTCTGAATGGTGCGGCTCTGCGCAGCACCGGAAGGCAGGTTGAGGAACAGTCGATCACCGGCAACAGCATCAGGCGTTCTGTCCAGCGTGATCACCCGGCCATTCACCACACTGATACGCCCGCCGGTAACTTTTCCCGACAGGTTCTCATCAGCAACAGCGATAATGTATCCAGGCTGTGGGATCATGCCATCCAGCCCAACGGAGAAAGAAACCACCCGGTCTTTGTTGTTGGTGAGGATCCCCCAGCGCCCTTTTCGGTTCGCTTCAGACTGGCGGGTACAGCCGATCGCCGTCATTTCAAGCTGGTTAAAGCCTTTGTAGCGGGAGACCAGTTCCTGCTCAAAAACAGGCTCCATCGCATCAGCATAGCCGTTATCAGGATCAGAATAAGAAACCAGCGCGCTGGTATAACGGTTTTTTGTCGTGCTACTGCTGTAGCTGAATCGGCCGTCAATGACGTTTGCTCTGGTGTAGCTGTAATCGACATCGCGCGGCATATCCGCCAGGGTAACAATCTGGTTACCGCCCCAGTAGGTCATGCCACGGAAGATAGCGGCGAAGTCACGCAACACCGTGTAAGCATCGTTGCGATCCTGAACATAGACGTTACAGATATAGCGTGGTTCGGTGCCGCTGCCGCCTTTACCATCCGGCACCGGCGCATCGCAATACTGCGCCACCTGATAGAGCGTCCATTTATCGATATTCTCAGCCGTCAGGCGATCACCCAGGCCGAAACGGTCCGAGACGACCAGATCGTAAAATATCCATGCAGGGTTATCGGTCCATGCCCATTTAAATGCACCGGACCATGTGCCACTGTAGGCGCGCGTTTCCGGGTTGTAATTGTCCGGCACGCGGATCACGCGACCGCGTGGCTCACAGGAAATCTGCGGAATGGAGCCGTTGAACTGGCTCGAGTCAAATTCAATATAAAGCAACGCGGTGTTGGGATAGCGCAGTTTGGCGTCGATAACTTCCGTGTAGCTCTGGAGCGTCATCGTGTCGCCGATTTTTGCGCTGTTGGCGTCAGCGGTAATTTTCCTTACCCGCACTGTCCAGGATGTGGCACCGGAAGGCAGATCGATACGATGGCTGCGTTCATATCCTGATGTGGTTTTCCCGCTGACCGCGGTGTTAATTTTCGTGACAAACGCCCCACCATCCACCTGCAGATCAATCGCGTACTGAACCTGGTTACCCACCAGATCGCCGTCATCTTCTTGTTTAAAGAGTGACGCCCATTTCAGGCGCAGGCGTACCGCAGAAAGCTGAGAGTTGGTAAATGTGTGCGTCCAGGCCACTGAGCTTTTAATCTCAATGCCGGTGCTGATCTCGTTCTCCGTACCCGGAATGCCCTGGATATAACTTTGCGCCTGGTCTCCCGGGCGAAACTCCCACGTCACTCCGCTGAAATTCGATGAGCCATTGGCATTCAGCAGCGGCGTACCGTCAAGAAAAATACTCTGGCCGGTAAGTTGCCCGGAAAACTCGCCCTCCCCCAGAGCGACAAGAATCTTCGCTTTCGCGACAGACTGGAGATCGTCAGGCTGTTCTGTGGGTGTGCGGGAACTGGAGCTGCCGCCTTTGCGACCCTGAATTTTCTTGTTTGCCATATTGCGCCCATAAAAAAACCGCCCGGAGGCGGCTGTATTTAGAGATTAGATTTTTCAGTCCCAATGCTCGTTAGAGGCTTCATTGTCTAGCATTGCAGCGATAATTCTTTTCTGGTCATCGGTGAAAGTATTCCAGACCAGCTTTAATGCGCTACTGGCATGGTTATGCCAGTTATGGACCGGTCCACCTTCACTCCAGGCAGGATTCTGCCAATCAAGGAATTTAGCATCGAAATATGCATCTGCAATATGGTCTTTTTTAGGTTTTTCTGGTTCAGAAATTAGTGCATTAACATTTGATGTATAAGATATTATTTTATCACCACGTAATTTCATTTATTCACCTATTGCTGGTCTTCGACGTAAATACCGGCGGAAATAATTGCACCGCCGATACGGCGTTTACCATAAAGAAGCGGCACCGGATAACCCTGAGCAGCAGTATTTGTCACACCGCCGAATGCGTAAGAGGCCCTGTTATCGGCATCTTGTTTGCTGGCCAGTCCGGCGGTCTGCGGAGAAAGCATTTGTACCACCCCGCCCAGCATCATTACCGCACCCATTTTAGCCATACCGTAACCTACGGCTGACAGCGTGCCACCAGAAAAATAACCAATGACAACGCCAACAACCACCAGCACGGCCCCGAGAATGGTTTGCAATGCGCCAGCTTTTTTACTTCCCATTGTCACCGGAACAATGCGTATAACCTCCCCCGTTACCGGGAACCCCAGATCATCAACGCCTATATTTTTTTTGCCGCGAAAGACAGCATAAGTCAGCCCGCGCCGCTTACTGGATATCATGAACTGCTCAAAGCCTTTTACCGTGGCAGCAAGCGCACGGGTTGCTTCATGAGTGGTACTTATTGAGCGATGGTGAACTTTGCCAAAAGTTTTACCGAGAATGCCGCCCAGTTCAATCCTTGTCATTATTTCTGCCATCGTGAACACCTTTTAAAATTCAAAAGTAATAAAAAGACCCACTGATGAGCCCTTATATGAAAAAGCTGGATCAACCACTAATCTTGATAAGTTCTTTCTCAAGAGATTTTTCAAACTCATCGGCATAGTTATAGGGCATTTCAGATTTTAGCCTTTGTATCTCATCCGAGTTCTTTGCCATTATAAATGATACAGTCTCACCGGGCATTGATTCGCATAAAGCACTGGCATACAACCTGACGTCACCATGGTTAATAGCCAGGACGTTGTTTTCATACCAAAGAAACTGAAATGGTCTTCCTTCTGGCGTTTTCGGCAAGGTCTTTTCTGGCGCTGTTTCGCGTTCCAGTTCTTTTCCGCAATGCTTACAAATTCTCGCCTGCCTTAATATTTTTTCAGCGCAATAGGGGCAGTTAATTTCATCTCGCTCTACAGTCTGATTACTCCCAAAAATTACTGATAAAATACCACCAAGGAATAAAACGCAACCAAGAATAAGGTAATTTTGCTTATCATTCATAAGCCCTAAATTATTAACTCTCCCGCCATAATTTGTAGTGACAGTAGTGTCCATAGAAATGGACAAAAATAAGATTATGACTCCTACTACCAGAAGAATTAACCCAAATTTTTTCACGTCAGATACCTCAGTTAAGATTTTATAAGCTTTATCGTTAGTACGAGAGCAATATGCTCTTAATTCGGCTCATGTTATCGCATCATGTCGAAGCGCAAAATCTTTACTGTTCTTTCTCTCCAGTATCCTCCCCAGGGCTCACGATTGCTCAGCCGTCCGTACAGATGGTGCAGCATCATATTGCCTTCCAGCAGGATCGCGGCATGGTTCCACTTACTGGCCTGCACCTGCATGATCAGCACGTCGCCGGGGGCTGGCGCGCCGGTCACTTCCCGGAATCCGCATTCGTACCAGTTGTCCTGGTATAAATTATCGGGATACTGGTCTTCCCACCACGGATAATCGACCCGGTAATCAGGCAACTCAATTCCATGAGTCTGCCTAAACCAGCTCATCACCAGCCCCCAGCAGTCGTAAACGCCCAGCACAAACGGGCGCTCCAGCAGCGGCAGTTCGCCGCGCGGCAGGATGGTACGGAAATCGCCTTCCGGCCAGCTCACGATATGCCACGGCAGCGCACTCAGATCGCATTGCGCTTTGTCGGCCTCGCTGGGCTGGGTGGTTGCATCGGGGTGGCTATGCACGATAGCAATTACCGTGCCCCGGTCTTCTGCCGCAGCATAGTCCTCCGGGCAGAGGACAAAATTGTCCTCCGGTTTTTCGGCAATATTGCGGCACGGAAAATAGCGCGCTACCCGGCCTTTCTGCACGACCAGGCCGCAGCACTCGCGGGGGTATTCGGCGGCCGCATGCGCCATGATGGCATCAATAATTTTCTGGCGCATATCAGCTCCGGATCAGCGATGTGCCGGGGAATCCACCAAACGACAGTTCATTATTTTCCCCGAAACGCAGTTTGCACCCTGTCAGCGTGCCGTTGCATTCATCCAGCGACGGGTCGCTTACCGGGTTATTGTGCTTATCGAAATAGCGCGTCCCGGCGTAATCACAGCCGTTACCGGAACGGTACTGCCCGCGAATGCACCAGGTACAAAGCGAATGCAGCTGGCGCGTCGGGATCATCAGTCCCTGCAAGTCCATCGGGCTGGAAAGCGTGAACTCCACGACCTCGTTTGTCTCGCTGCTTTTCGCATCGATGTACCAGACCTGCAACTTTTCCTGCAACGGGTCGGCAGTCGGGTTTCCCTCCGCAAAGTTCTGCGCGTCGAGGTACTGCGCCAGCGTGTCGTGGATGGTGACCTTTGCCTGCAGCATGTCATCGTAGGCAAGACACAGTGCGGTGATCGACGCATCGAGGTTAGCAACCGACAGTTTCGGTGATGCGCTGCTGCCGCTGGTTGAAACTTCAATCCCGTCCAGCTCATACGGCCAGGCTCTGTACTCGTTACCCTGCCACCAGATGGACTTCGCTGGCAGCAATGATTCATCGCCACCCGCAGCGATAATTTCCGCTTCCGTGTGAGGGATGTTGTGACTGTGAAAACGAAGAATATCGCCCACACCGAAAGCGGATCCGTCAACATCCAGGAGCCGGACCGCGTTGCCCGGTTCCAGTTTTTGATAGTCGCTGTGTAAACTCATGGTGCAAATGCCTGCTCGAAGGTTGCAGTGATGGACATAACGTTCTGGCTTTTGACAACCTGCTGGAGGCTGTCAGCCTCAACACGCCAGAGCGCCAGCGCCCCGAAAGGTGGTTTAAAAGAAAAGGATTTGGTCTTATGCCTGCGCAGAAATGCATAAATTTCCAGCGCAGTTTCCGTACGCCCGTTGAAGGAAAAATCAAACGTCAGCGATTCAGGATTGAGGCCATCGCCACTCACCTGGGCATAACCATCACCGAACTGGGCTTTTCTGACGTTGTCTTTACTTTTTATTGTGGGCTGCCCGGCTGACTGAATCGGCCAGGTAAAGGCCTCAATGGTCATCATTACCTCCGGTTTACTGCACTCCAGATAATTCCGCCGGGACGGACTTCGCGCTGAATACCCTCGGTGACAGACTGCTCGACAACCTGCTGATAGGCTTTCCCAATCTTCTCACCGGACGACGGCTGCTGGCCGCTGTTGTCCCCTGACGATGTCACTGAAACCGGCGCGTAAACATTCACGCCCATCGGGGAAGAAGCGATCGGTGAGGCGCTCCCGACGTATCCGCCGTTCGCATATCCCCGCATCAGGCGGTAAAGGTTACCCACACCGATTCGGCTCGTGGCTTCCTGGGTAAAAACGAACTCACCACGATGGACGATACCTGCGGGATCGTATTTACCCCCCGGCCCCGTAAACCCGCCGCCCGCAAAGCCCAGGAGCGAACCAAAGGCGGTTCCGCCCAGGGTGGATTTAACAGTGTTCAGCAACAACATCTGGCTGATCATCTGCGCAATCCCTTTAAGAAAGGTGGTGAGAAAATCTTTGAAGTTTGATTTACCTGTCACCAGAAAATCAGCCAGCTGCGAGGACATCCCGGTAAAGGCGCCCTGTGAAATCTGCTGTACCTGCGAGTAGACATTCGTCGCCGTATCGGCAAATTCTGCAAAACCTTTTTTGGCCCCGGCCTGCCAGTCGCCACGTAACTTATCCTCCTCTGCGTAATAATTACGCAGCGCCACCAGCTCCTTCTGGTAATCGGCATCCGTCAGCCTGCCGCCGGAATTCAGCCAGCCACTTTCAAGCTGGGCGAATGAGGATTGTCTTGTCGCATCCTGATCGCTTAGCGTTGCTGAATTTCTCAGCGCAGCCTGTTTCGCGGACATCTGCGTGGCATATTTGCTCGCCGTGTCCATACGCTTATTCAGTTGCTCCTGAGCAACAATCTGATCGCCCAGCAACGCTTTCTGCTGTGCCAGTGCCAGAACCTGCTCCTTGCTGGCCAGCAGTGACTGTTCCTGCTTCGTCAACCGGCGCCTGCCTGCGGCGTCTTCCAGTACCGTAAATTGCGCCTCTGTGGCCCACAGGTCTTTACGTTGCTGGCTGATGACATCGTTAATACCCTGGTGTTGTTGCAAAACCTTAAGCTGAGCCTGAAGCGCCAGCAGCTCAGCCGTGGATTTATCCTCCGCCCGATCACCGGCAGGAACGGCAGTCTTCGGCGCTTTCGGGTCTTTGTACTTCTCGTTAACAGCGGCGGTAAGTTTGTTAAATTTATCCTGCGAGATGAGTCCCTGATCCAGCTGGCGCTGATACTTCGCCTGCAGGTCATTACGGATTTGTGCGTTGGTGCGGGCGTTTTCGAGAAACTTATCCGCCTCAGTATTCGCGGCAATCTGCTCTTTATTAAATTCCCGCGCCTCTGCCCCGATTTGCTGCACAAATCCCAGGAGCGTGTTCGCGCTTTTATTAATATTCAGCCAGTTATTTTGCGTCTGCTGCGACTGGTCATTCATCTGCTGGTTGATGGTGTCAAACACCGCAGAGCCGGTTCCGAACTGAAATGCGGGCAGTTTTGCTGTGGTTGCATTATCTGCGACATGATCGGACCAGAATTTATAATCCTTAATCTTGTTAATCAGTCCCTGCCAGTAATCCGAAAGCGTATCGATATCGCCCTTGGCATTATCAGTAAACTGCGCCTGGCTGCCGCTGAGTGAATCAATAATGAGTTTTGTTGCGCCCGCTTTATCGCCCAAATCAACCATATGTTTCACCTGCTCATACAGCGCAAGGTTGGCAAAATTATACTGGCTGTTGATGTCGATAAAGGCTTTCAGTGGATCCTGCGGAATTTTCCCGAGCTGGTTAACCAGATCCTCAACACTCTGGCCGGTGTTTTTCGACATAGTGAGCGCTGTCTGGCTCACCAGACGGATCTGCTCAATGGACAGGCCGATGCCCGTCGCCTGCGCCACCGCTGCGGCAACGGCAGATTTACTGGCGTCAGTACTTCTGACAATCGACGACGACAGGCGGGTAAGACTGTCACTGGTCTGCCCGCTGATATTCCCGGTGCGGGCCAGCGCCTGATTATAGGCGGTGGACTGCTGGCTGCTCCGGTACAGATCCAGTGCCAGCAATCCGACGCCGGTAGCCAGCGCGCCAATACCGAGCGTGACGGGGTTGATCAGGCCGACCAGTGTGCGAAGGTAATCGCCGACGCCCGTCAGCGCCCCGCGCACGGAACCAAACTGGTCTTTGATCTGCCCGCCCTGCTGTAAAAGGATCAGAAAGGGCGACTGCCCGCCAGCGAGCTGCGTTGCAATGTCCGTAAACTGCGCCGGCAGGCTCCTCATGGCGGCATTATACTGCCCCACGGATACCCCGGCTTTCCTGGCTGAAATTTCCTGCCGACTGAATGCCTGCTGAACCTGCAACGCCGCATCATTAGCTGCATCGCCCGTCCCTTTTAGCTGACGGCGGGTGTAATTCACCTGCTCGGTAAATTTCGCATTATCAATATCAAGACTGACAACGAGATCACCCACTGGCTGGGCCATAGCGTTTTCCTCCGGATATCCCCTCCGCAAGATGCATCATTGTTTCGCCATCCTGTTCAGGGACAGATTTTAGGGGGTTAAGAAGACTGAAATCAGCAGGGGTAAGACCGTGGTCTTTGCACATCATTCCGACGACAAGATGGCTCAGGCAGGCGAAGTGGTTATCGAGCAGATCATTACTGAAAAGCTGAACGCGGTAAAAATCCCCCCACTCTGCCAGTTCAGTGGAAGACATTGCAGAAAGCATCGCGCGCCAGTCCGGCCTGCCAAACTCGCGCGCCAGCTTCATCACGAAATTCAGCTCACTGGCGTGGACTTTTCCGGTGTGGCGCTTTCTTCCCCGACGGACTCATCCTCATCAGCGGCTTCCTTTGCAGGGGGAAGCATCTGCGACATCTCCAGCACAACAAATTCTGCCTGGCTGATTGCCGGAAGCGGCCATGTGGACATCACCTGCTGCTGCAGCTCATCAACCGACGGGCCAGTGATATTGGCCTGCCAGCGTGACATGGCCACCAGCCTGGACGCGACTTTTACGCCGACAATGGAAGCCATCTGTGTGCGCAGGGCTTCATCACCATCAGCCGGGATCTCTTTTGAGACGGTGGCGAGATAGCCAATATACTCAATGCGCTGAAGTGCGGAGAGCTCATAGAGAACGGTCTCTTCGCCGTTGAACTCAAATTTTACAGTTTTCAGAAACATGGATTACTCCGTGGGCGGGGCGTATGCCCCGGTGATCAGGAAACGACAATCTCGAGTTGCGCGACAAGCTGACCGTCGTTGGTCATCACGATGATGTCCGCCGTACCGGCCGATTCGCCATTATAAGTGAGTGTTGAGCCATCTGCGGTAACCGACACGATGGCCGGATTACTGGAGGCGACACGGAAGGATTTATCCGTGGCGCCAGCCGGTGCGACAGTAACCGTCGCGGTGCCGCTATCCCCCACATTAATGGCATCAGTGGTCTTATCCATCGTCACGCCGGTGACGGTGACAACAGGATCACGCTGGTCTTCCGCCAGAGACGGTTTACCGTTATTGGTGATTTTCGCCGTGCGGGTAATGACTTCGTTGGAGGGAATAGCCTTGCCAAGGCTGCTGGCCCACCCTTTGAACACGTCAACAGTCCCGTTGGGATACTTAATTTTGTAGGCGCGCTCTTCACCGTTGTTAAACCAGTTAACCAGATCCTGTTGTCCGGATTCTCCCGGCTTCCAGGCCAGCGTAAAACTGGTATCACCGGCTGATTTTGTTCCCTGCGCCGTGGACGACCAGTCGGCATCCTCATCATCGAGGTAACTGTCGTCGTAGGACTCTGCCGTCATATCGCCAGGCGTCAGCTCTTTAATTTTCGCCAGCCGGGTCCAGTCGATATCGGACAGCGGATTGGCGTAGGGGTCGCCGATCCCGTTATAGATCCACAGCGTTGTACCGGCCCCCTTAACCGGTTCAGTAGGCGATTTCGCCATAATTCAGTCCTCACATTTGGTAGGTAATTGAATATCTGAGATCAACCGATCCCCAGGTCGTGGCTTCATCATCACGCTGATAGTCATAGCCGACCGGCGATAACGTTTCGGTAAGCGACTCAAGCGCCGGAATATCAGCCATCACAGGATGAATGCGGCTTTCAACCCAGGTGTCCAGAGCGGTGTCGGGCTCTGTTGCCTTCAGAAATACCTCGATATGCAGCTCCGCACTCCACATCTCGCCATCCAGCTGCGACTCTGAGCACTCGGCACCGGAGATATACACAGCGATCGCAGGCAAATCAGTGGCGTCAATAAAGGCGGGCCGCCCGTCAAAAAACGTCGTGCCGGATGGTGCTTTCTCCCTGAGAGCGGTAATGACCGAAGAACGGATTTCGGTATGAATCATTTGAGAATGAGCCTCAGCTGGTTTTTGAGTGCGGCTGCCATCTCCTTCGGCAGATCCGATTCATGCAGTGCACGGACCTCCCTGCCAAAGGCATCAGTCAGTGGAGCCGCGAGGGGGATGCTGACCACCTCTATCGGGTAACGGTTTTTCGTTGTACGCCTCAGCACATGCCAGCGACCGTTAGCGAGTTGCTGGATAAAGGCACCCGGAAACGAATATTTCCCGATCCGGAGAATGCTGCTGGCCCCACGGGAATCCTTTTTACTGCGGGACAAACGCACGCTGGCAGTACCCAGTTTGATGGCAGGCAAATTGCCACGGTTGACACGGATGGTCGCCACGGGCTTCCGGACGGTGGCTTTTTTGACGCGGGCGCGTTGTTTGATAAGCTTCAGGGGAAGCTTCTCAGCGGCGGCCACGGTCCTGACACTACGGGATACAGCCCGTGAAGCAATACGGTTAACCGCCTGGGCAGATGCACGCGGAACGGCAGTTTTGCTGATGCTCTCCAGATTTTGTATCGCCTGCTCAAGCCCTCTGATGGACATTTGCGCCTCCTACTCAATCCAGATTTGCGGCTTGTTATTGAAGGCCTGGTGACGGGTAACGCGGTATTGCTCTCCTCTCCAGGTAACAACATCGTCGCGCCGGGGCTGATACTGGTCGCTGAACACAACCAGTGAAAGCCCCTCGCCCAGCACCGGCCCCATCTCCGCCACAAACTGGCTTTCAACCGCATCATAATCGTTGCCATTGATGGTGACAGTCCGGCCCATTTGCCGGGTGGTCGCCGCATCCATGCGCGCCACCATCTGATCAAAGGGATTAGACATTAATGCTGACCAGCACGGTCGTACTGCCAGCCCCGGCAGGCTCCCATGCCTTACCGGCCAGTACTGCACTGGCTTCATCCAGCTGGATCTGGCCGTCTTTCAGATAAACCGCTTTGCCCTGGGCGATATCGTCAGCCGCCAGTTTGGGCAACGCCATCACCCCCTTTGCACAGCCATCACCCGTTTCACCAGGTTTAATCGTGGTGATGGCCACAGCAACCATGTCACCAACGGTAACCGGCGCGCCACTGAGAATGGCATCCGCCCCACTGTTGGTTATCGAAATGGTGTGTCCATCCTGAATATGATTTTTCATAAAGGTTCTCCACGGCTCCGGGTGGAGCCGTATTGCAGGCATAAAAAAAGCCCTGACGGGCCGGGGAGTTTTAAACGTGGTTATTTACCGGAAGACTTCACCAGGCCGCGATAATCCAGCGGTGCCACACCGGCATCGATGCGGACCTTGTTGACGATACCGTCAGAGGTGAAGCCTTCCATCTGGTCAAGGTACGGCGTGTCCACACCATTGAGATACGCCACTTCGATGGTGTCTGTCCCCTGTGCAGATGCCAGATACCACGCAGCTTTATCCGCATCATCAAGACGGGGCTCGCCAACAATGTCGGCGAAATTCTGCAACGGGTTATTTACCCCGGAGTTGGCATCGGCACCTTTAACGCTGGACGATCGAATCGTCTGGCTGGCGAGCGTTTCCAGAGCCGTCGGCACAAGCAGGAATGCCGGGCGGATATTCAGTGAATGTTTCGACTCGCTGTCTTTCTGGGTACGCATCAACTGGCGGGCCGCATCAAGGCTCGTGATACTGATAGCGCCTGTGCTCAGGTTATTGTGGTCGGAGTGGAACAGCGCAACGCCATCCGAAAGTTTCGGGTTCGACGTCAGTACCTTATAAACCAGATCACCGATGGTGGATTTCGCCGCGCGCCCCATTTTTTCCGGAATGCCCGTGAGCTGGTTCAGATCGTCATTGATAATCGCCTGGCGGGTAATGGAGAAAAGCTTACCGTAGGTCGCCAGCGCAATCGGCTCGCCCCGGTCGCTGGTCGTGCCGTATTTATATTCAGCACCTTCGCGAACCTGCGGTAGCGCAGAAATATCATTGAGGCCGACGCGGTGAGACACTTTGAAGTCGGACAAGTCCCCCTTTTTCGTCCAGAGCTGGAAGGTTTCTTCGGACGCAGCCCATCCCGCCAGCAGCGACTTGTGCGCGACATCCAGCAGGATGTTACCAAAGTCAGAAGTGCTGTGAGTAAAGGCCATCCCCACCATCTGCATCGGATTCAGGGACGCAACACCCACACCACGCTCAGTCAGCGACATGCGCGCCAGCTCACGCAGTGTCATGCCGTTGAACACATTTTCATTATCACGTTTTTCGTATCCGGCGCGTACCATCAGCGCCTGACGCACGCCGTCACCCACAAAATTGCCGTTCCCGGCATAGATATGTGCGGGTGCCGTTTTGTTGGAGGGGGTGGCGGTTTTTCCCAGCTCGGCCAGCAGCAGGTCTTTGGCCTGCTCGACGGAACATTCAGGATCCGAAACACATCTGGCCTGAAGCTCCTGGTGTTTACCGCCAAACATCGCGAAAAGATCGCCGATACCGTTAACACGGGCTTTCTGCTCCGCGAGCACCTGCGCACGAATGGCCGTTTCGTCAGCGACCGCAGGGGCTGACGGGGTGTTTTGCGGTGCAGGATTTTCGCGCTGAGCGCTGTTGCGCGGCGGCGCGATCATATTACGAATGCTGCTTGGCATCTTTTCAAATTCCTCAATACGTTTGGAATGGATACAGGCCATCGCCTGCAATGACGGGGTTACCTGATCGGCGAAACCGAGGGCAAGGCACTCCGTACCATCCATCCAGGTTTCATCTTCCAGTAAGGCGGCGATCTCCTCACTGGATTTGCCAGTTTTCTGTGCATAAGCCGGAATAAGCACGGATTCGACCTTATCAAGCAGGTCAGCGTAATCGCGCATATCGTTGGCATCACCCCCTGCAAAGCCCCAGGGCTTATGGATCATCATGCAATACAATGAATATATCTCGTTGATTCTTAATAATTAAAAAAACCAAAGAGAAATCATAGGAATTAGGTCGCAATACACATTGCAATACTTGGTTTTACCGATGCTTATGTCAGATGAAGCCCTGTGGCGAGAGTCAGTTGTAACCGGAAGGATAAAGGTCAAAAGTAAAATCAGAATTCTGCTAGGTCAGGCTGATGCAAATAGCATCCGATGCATCGCAAGTTGCGTACATATCGTTCTATAATGAAAAAAATTTCTAACTAACTTTATCAAGCGCAAGTGTAGGTGATGACAACAATGCAACGCGCATCACGCCCATACTTGAGTTGTAAAGCTATCGTTAGAATTACAACCTCTTTGTTACGCTGATCTTTCGATAAACTTCGTAGCAAAATGGTAAAATTAATAGAATTTTCAGACGCTGGCGCGGGGTGGTAAAAATGAAATTTGTAAATATACACTCGTCTGAGTTGCCTGAAATTGATACATTTGTTAAAGAATGTATCAACCAAGGACAATGGACCCTGTTTAAGGCTGAGAAAGGCGTTATTAGTGATACAAAAGTCGCTTTCTTCCTGAAAGCCGGCAAAGACTTTTTTGCGTTGAATAAAGAAGGCAGAGTAATTTCTGTTTTTCAATCATTAGATTATAATATTGAAATGAATGAGGTAATTCATTTTTCAGATATACCCAAACCTGAATCATTAAGTAATATTGCCAACTTGGGATTCGCAAGAGTTTAATACTTAAGGATATGTAAAATGGGATTAATATCTGGAAACACGCATTGGATATTATTTCTACCTTGCCAGAACCAACCAGAAGATCGCCATGTTCAAGATTTAGTTCATGGCGTTTTTTGTTTAGAATTATCTGGCATCCAACCCGTTGACATTAGCATTTACATTGACGGACAAAATAGAAATAACTTTAATAAGTTAATTTCAATCGGGACTCAACATACCTATCAAATTAAAACAACTTCTGATTTTTTCGCTGATTGCGATAATAACAATTATGAAAGTATGGTGATGTTTGTTACCGGTCACGGTAGTATGAATGGTTTGGACTCTGCTCCGATCATAACACCGTATCGTTTATTAGATAGGTTAAAAACCACGCCCAATCTAAAGCAAGCTATTGTTTATCTTGGACAATGCTTTGCAGGGGTTTTCAATTATTTACCAGCCGGACAACGTAAGAAAGGTGAAGAAGTAGATCCTGATGTAATTTTCATCGGGGCTACGAGTCTTCACGAAAGCTTAAGCAACCCTACAACGGAAAATATTAATGGTATAGATTATCCATGGGTTGCAAATCAATTCCTGTATCATGTATTCAAATGGATATCATCCCCGCACGATATTGATGGTGATGGAAAAAACACTGTCATTGATTCTTATAAGTATGCTGGTATTTCTTCAAATATGACAAACCGTAGAATGAAGATAGGTTCTTTTGTGGCATCGGTAGACTTGCATGAACAATGGAATGCGGCCAAAAGAGATCATGAGGCAAATCTTGCTGATCCTCAAAAACTCCTGCTCTACAAAGCGTTAGATCAGCAGTATTACGAAAAGTTGAACATCAACTATATTCATCAAGAATGTTGGATATTGAATTCAGTCCCTGCTCAATCTATAGAATTTTAATTAATTGCCTCGCTTACAATATATCGCTGCAAGTGCCGTTTTCAGCTCGTAATAACGGCACCTAGAGCTACTCTCGGGCATAGGGTCGATGTTTGATAGTCGTTTCGCTATCGTTTGCCTATGAAAACCGGTTACTTCGGCCAGCTCGCTTACATTTAGTATTATCTTTTTTTTCATCAATCTAACCTCTGGATGTCGAACAAATAACACACAATCCATCATCTTCTAAATGAGAGCAAAAATAAAAGACTTTAAAATCAGCAGATTGCCAGATGATGATGATGACCATGAATATAGAAAACTAGCCGTTTCCCGCGCGTGCGCCGCCCCGTGGATGGGCTCCCCAAGGGGAGGACCCATAAATGAGAATTATTATCATGTATTCAGTGACGACCGAATCCGCCAGCACGCGCGGTCATCACGACGCGCCATTCGACTTGACCAGCCCACGATAGTCCAGCGCGGCCACGCCAGCATCGATACGCACCTTCCAGGCCACACCATCGACCGTGAAGCCGTCCATCTGCTCCAGATATGGCACATCCATACCATCAAGATACGCCACCTCGATAGTGTCCGTTCCCTGAGCGGCGGCCACATACCACTGTTTGTTATTGGCCTTGTCCAGACGTGGCTCAACAACGACCTGCGCCATATCTTTCACCACGTTGATAATGCCGGGGTTCTGGTTCAGTGTGCCGTCCTGGTCTACAGGGAACAGCGAAGATGAGGAGAGCACAGCACGATTGGCGGCCCCTTCCAGCGCGGCAGGCACGAGGATATAGGCCGGGATAACATTGATGGGATCGCCATTAGCATCCTCCTGAAGGCGCATTGCTTTACGTGCCTCGTTAAGCCCATCAGTGTCCATCCCTTTCGCGATGAGGTTCTTATGATCTGCATGGAACAATGTCTTACCATCAGTGAAGCTGGCATTAGCTGTCAGGTGCAGATAGACTAGGTTCCCGACCGTTCGCGCAGCAGCCCGCCCCATCGCCTGGGGAATGGTCGTAAGCTGGTTCAGGTCATCGTTAATGATGGCCTGGCGGGTAACAGAGAAGATATTGCCATAGGTGGCCAGCGCGATCGGGACACCGCTGTCGCTCGTGGTGACATATTTATATTCAGCGCCTTCCGGGACTTTCTCCAGTTCAGAGAAACCATTCAGGCCTACGCGCTTGGCTTCGTGGAAATTCGACAAAGAGCCTGTTTTAGTCCACTGTTGGAACGTTTCCCCGCTGTTCTGCCAGCCAGTCAGCACGGATTTTTCAGCACCACCAGCCAGGATATGTGCAAAGTCGCTGCTGCTGTGGGTGAAAGCCAGATTAACAATCTGTGAACGATTACCAAAACCGCTAATGCTGACACCGCGATCCACCAGCGAGGCCTGTGCCATTTCAAACAGGCTCATCATCGCGTAAGGGTTACCGCGTTCCGCGCGTTCATGCCCCAGGCGCGCATAAAGCCCCTGCCGGATACTGTCTCCCGTAATGTTGCCATTGCCAGCGTAAATATGCGCCTGCCCGGTTTTGCTCGATGGTGTGGCGCCACGCCCCATTTCCGCCAGGAGCAGATCCTTGGCTTTCTCCGGCGTACAGTCGGCATCTCCCAGGCACTGCATTTTCAGCGAGTCATGCTTACCACCGAACATGGCAAACAGGTCTTTAATTCCGTTGATGCGGGCATGTTCCGGCGTTGCGGTGCTGGAGGAACCTTTCGGGCTGGTGATCATCCCTTTTAATTCAGTTGGCATATGTTCAAAATCCTCAATACGTTTCGATTCAATCCGGGCCATAGCGCTTACAGCCGGCAGCAGTTCATCTGCAAACCCCTGCGCCACGCATTCAGCGCCATTCATCCAGGTTTCTTCTTCCAGCATCGCCGCCAGTGTCTCAGCAGATTTACCGGTTTTGCGTGCATAAGCCGGGATAAGGACGTTTTCAACCTTGTCCAGCAGCTCGGCATAGTCGCGCATGTCGTTGGCGTTCCCGCCGGAAATGCCCCATGGCTTGTGAATCATCATGAGGGCGTTCTCAGGCATGACGATGCGATTACCCGCCATTGCAATGACTGACGCCATAGACGCCGCCAGACCATCGATATGCACTGTGATTTTTGCCGGGTGTTTGCTCAGAAGGTTATAGATAGCGATGCCGTCGAATACGTCACCGCCCGGGGAGTGGATGTTCAGATCGATGTGCGAGACATCGCCCAGGGCTTTCAGGTCTTCTGAGAACTGCTGAGCAGTGATCCCCCAGCCGCCGATCTCTTCGTAAACCTGAATTGTTGCGCTTGCGCCATCGCTGGCCGCTTTGATGTTGTACCAGCCTTTCATACCCATGCCCCCAGCGTATGCTGATGCCAGTAGTTCACGCTGCTGCGCACAATCTGGCCTTTAGTGGGGACAGGCATTTCAGGGTGATTCTTTTTAATGAACTCCTGATACTCCTCGATTTTCTTCATTGTTTCGGCGTCGATATGGACCGTACCGCCCTTATCGTGGGCCGATTTGTTCTTATCTGGCATCTTCTTACCCTTATCGTGATTGATGGTACAAGTGCAATCATTGATCACTAAAAGTGGTAAGTAAACTCATTTTAATCATAAAAACAGATTAATCAGATTCAGACATAAAAAAACCGGGTTTCCCCGGCCTCAACGAAAGCTAGTTTAGTCATCTTTCTCTTGTTTAATTCCTGCCAATACTCCAGACAATACAGGGTATACGTTGATGACTAACATCAATGTGATGGCAATTATGAGCATTGATGCCCCCCATTCTCCGAGTGGCTTTTTAAACAAGTTTGCAATAGCAATTATATTGATTACATATATACCCAAGAAAAGGATAGATATTCCCCATGCCACTGCTCTCACAGGCCTTTTTGACAGACTTTTCTTTCGTTGTACATCCAGAGTTATCCAGGTCATATAAACCGCTATCACTGAGAAAAAAGCCCATGTCAGATAAGCCGATGAGTCACGAAAAGAGTCTGCCATTACACTAGACCAGGAAATTATAGCTTCAATTATATCCATATCACTTTTCACCCTTTCTTATTGGTGGCTCTTTAGTACCAGCAGAATATATAAAAATTTAAAAATATGCATTTAAGTGTTCACCTGTTCACCTTCCCTGAATTAACAATATAATTCATATAGTTAGATGGTGAATACTTTTCTTTCAGGTGTTCACAAGTGTTCACCCTACCCTTCACCTTTGAACAATTTAAAGAAAGGTGAACAGGGTGAACACTTGGTGAATACTTCATAATTAAGTGTTCACCTTTTAACACCATGTTATTAATGCATTTTTTAACAGGGTGAATACTGGTGAACACTTTATCTGTAAGTATTACTGTGACACCTCACTTTCTGGTGAACTGCCACATGATGGCATCCAGTCATCAGAATCATCGCTGAGGGTCACGTTTGACCTGATGCCAGCCTTTGTTTTCCGCTTCTGGTATTCCTTCCCGTATTCCGCCATAGCACCAGGCATATCGGTTCCGAACCGCATAAGCGATACCGGCTTGTTAAGACCATTGGCCCGCATGTATGCCAGATAAGCGTGATACAGGTAGCGGCGTGGGCTGAATGGCACTATTTCGGCGTTTCCGATAAACATGCCATCACAGACAACCGATGCCATAAGATAGCCACAGAAGTCCACCAGCGAATCCCCCTCACGCTTGATTGCCAGCGCTTCCTCTGATTTCTGCTGTTCATGTAGCATCTGTTTTGCCAGGCTCTGATCGGCAAATCGGGTAAGAAGGTGGCGAATGATCACCGCCAGCTCCCCCTCTATCTTCTCTGCCAGTAGGGGATCCCGCTCATTTTCCGGCACCACTTCGGAAAAGTTGAAAATCACCCGTCGCCGGGAAATACCGCCACTTCGGTCACTGAATGTCATGGCGTTGTTATTGACTGCCAACACCACCGCAGGGATACGGGTTGAGTAAGGTGCCTTATGTTTTGGATCGATAGACACCTTATCACCACCAGTGATCGCCTTAATCCCGGCGCCATCCCCGGCATAACGGGTCATATCGGGCATGATGATAAGGGAGTAACCAACCACCAGCGCCCTGTCTCGCGGGTCTTCCAGCGCTCTCATGCTGGCCGATACCGTGTTGGCCTTTCCTGCCAGCATGGTGCAAATCTCAGCCATCACGCTCTTACCACTTCCCCCCGGCCCCGTAACTTCAAGAAACAACTGCCAGTCGTACCGGTTCGCCAGCACCAGAAAGAGCGCTGCCAGCACACGATCGGACTTCCGGTCATTATCAGCGACCGAGCGGCGTAACCATTTCCAGAAGTTGGGCGCATGGCTGGCCAGTGTTTCACCTTCGGCTGGTGGGCTGAACGGCAGTTCACTCGCAATGAGTAACCAGTCATCTTTCTTGTGCTCTCTGAATTGCCCCGCACGGGTATCAAATACCCCATTGCTGAACCCGATCAGGTTTCTGGCTGTTACCCCCATTACCGGGAGGCTTAACTTCATGGTTTCAACCGCCGATTTAATGGCGTTCTGCGAATACGCCACATCAGCCTCAATAAAGATTTGGGCCATATCCCGCTGTAGTTCCTTATCCGGCAACGGAACCCATACCACGCCGTTGTAGTAGTGAACCGTGTCAGAGTCAGCATGGATAGCCAGGTTGCCGTCATAGTGAGCCAGCAACACCTCTCCGCGCTGACTGGCTCCCATCTGATTTAGCGCAGGCGTCACATTGTCCTGGCGTTTATCTCTTTTCGTCACAGGAAGAGTAACGACAACATCTCCCGTCCTGATCCTTTCAAGATACGCACGCCAGTCCTCCGGATTCCTGTCAGGAATGCCCTTATAAAGCTTCGCATCCTGCACTCCGGCCTTTGCCAGCTTCTCGCCAATAGCATTAATCATGCGCTGCTCGATATCGCCAGCCAGATACACTCGCGCCGAACGCCGCCCGTCATCAATAATGGACAAGCTGTCCAGTTCCGCCAGTTGCTTAGGCCCAAGGTAAACTGGTGGTACATCATCACCCGCCCTTTTCCCTTCGCTCTCGATCCAGTGCCGGGCGTGAGCATATGCATCAGCACCAATGAAAATAATTGCCTCTGTAAACTTGTCCTTTGGCAGATATTTTAAGTTTGGAGCACTCTTCATTTCGGGATCCCTCCGCTCATCTGGAACTTGCCAAGCAATGGATGAAACCAGTACGCCGAACCGTATTTCCGTTTGGCGCTACGGAGAACTAAGCGGGCCGCTTCCCTGAATTTTTCATCAGGCGCAACAAAGCCACCAGATTTCATTTTGACCAGCATTACACCCGTGTTTTTCGCCAGTTCCTCGGCCTTTTTAGTCGATATGCCAAACTCGGCCGCCAGCGTAGCGATCGGGGTCATGCCCGGCGGGATCTCCCCGCCCTGGCTGTCAGTCAGTGAGCGAACCTGCTGTTCCAGCTCCAGCAGCCGTCCCACCAGCACATCAACTCGTTTTTCCAGTTCATTGAATTTAACGTTGCTGATCATGACTGAATCTCCCCATGACGCTTACTGAGCACATAATTTGCCGTGGTGCTGTTTTGCTGCAGCGCCTGGGCTAACCGTGGAAGATGGCGCAATGCATCGCCAATCAACTCTAAATCTCTCCGGGCGTCCTCATCTGAGTAGTCTTCGGACTCCACAGCATCGAGAGTCAAATTGCCGATCAGAGTTAATACGCTGGTTATGGCAAAGACACCTGCCCCATAAACTTCGCTGGACTCGGTTAAATCTTCATCACTGTGGTTTTTGAAGTCAGGGGCTTGCTTAACAAGCTGGTGGTAGATATCACGCATTGCGCACCTCCACATCCTTAAGGGCATAAATGGCCGTGAAAATGTCAGCAGTAATGCAACGGATGCCTCCTATCGCTGTTTCAATATCACCCTGCTCCATTTCGTTGCAGGCAATTTCCAGCGCCACCATCAGCGCATCTACCTGACCGGAACGCGCCATCAACTCAACAAAGTGAATATTGCTCTCTATGGTCTGCTTAGCCATGACGCACCTCCGGCGGGATATTTATCTCACTGCCGATAATCGACCAGAGAGTTGCACGGTCATAATCAGACCATGTGAACGAGTAAGGACTCTCAGTTCTGATTTTTGCTGCAAAGATTAAATTCCAACCGGGCAAGGCTGCACGGGCAGTGTCTTCGGTGTCTGCATCAAAACGCAGGACGATGGGGGAGCTCTCCGTTTGGTGCTTGGGGGTGGCCAGGAATAGCCATGTAAATTCAGGGCGAGTTTGGGTATGCTGTTGATCAGCCATAACTGTTACCTCAACTAACGGTTTGTGGTTAGACGTCCCGTGAGTGGTTCCAAGCACTTCCGGGACGTTGCTTTTTTCACGTCAAGCGTGATAACGTACGTACGTAATAGCAGCATCCTATGAGGTTACGTACGTACATGTCAACAATAAAACGAGATAAAACTCCTAAAGGAGAAGGCTTGTCTCCCACATTCCAAATCCGAATAAGTCCTGAATTGCGCCAGCAGATGAATGAAGCTGCTGAGCGTGAGGGAGTAAGTCTTGGTAATTGGCTTAAAGGTCTGGCGAGAAATGAACTTATTAAGCAAGGAATTGAACCTAAAGGTTAGTTTTCACATGCTCTCGTCGATTTATTTTTTGCAGTCAATATTAAACTAAGGAATTTCTATGGATAATTTATATACGCCATCTGAATATTTTATGTTCGTAGAGCAATTTGATCATTACTTTCCACGAAAAAGCCCTTTTAACTCATTATTATTCGAGTTCAATTATAGATTAGAAGATATAGTTGTTTTTCACCGCTTTGTAATCAATACATATGCAAATAATAAAAAAGCAATTGATGTACAATATAATAAATTTAGATTTCTTGATGATGAACAAAAGAAATCTCTTTCTGATGACGAGTATGAAGCATATCAACTCAGCTTTGCAAGACATATGGAATACATTAACCATCAAACTGATTTGAATGAAAAAGCGTCTTACATTGCTAACGATAGTGTCGTTATAAACTTATGGGCCATGAATGAACAATATATGACCAGGGGATTAGCCAACCTAATATGTCAAAAAGAAAATAAAGATTTAAGTGAAGTTAAAACGCCTTATAAATGGGATACAATTAAAAGCAAATTCTTGTCATATGGAATCAACTTTGAGACATTACCATCATATGATGACATTAATGAATGTAGAGTGCTGAATAACAAAATAAAACATCTGAACATAGTAGATTCTGGATTAGAAGTTTTCCCTCCCTTCAAAGGTAAGCTTAACGAATCACTTACTGGGATGGCCTTTCCTCTTCAAAAATATATTATAGGCTCTCATCACTTTATAGGCATGCTATTAGAAGAGTGCTCCAAAAAATAGATATATGGCAACGTATAGTGTATCGTTCAATACGTTGCCAAATCTCTCATTTATTTTTATCGAACCAATCTCCTTTAATCCAAGCTTGCACCTCAGAAAGCCGATACGCAACGGCTGACGGCCCAATTTTGATTCGCTTCGGAAATTTTCCTTCCTGTTCCATGCGCCAGCGCGTGGAGTTTGAGAGCGTGGTCATCGCGCGGCATTCGGGCTCACGAATCATTCGGTCAAGCTCAGGCATATACTGGAGATCTTCTTTTTTCACAACGGATAACATAGCCATATCAGGCGCTCCTTTTCTTAATCACTTTGACTGTAACTTCTTCACCCACCAGCCCATCAAGGTAATCAACCCATCGGTCCAGCGCTTCTTGTTTTTGGGGAATATACTTGCTGCGGTTATAGATTCCGGCCACACCCTTTATGGTGTGTCCCAGCAACTGCTCCACTACATAAAAATCGACGCCCATATCGTTGAGACTTGTTGAGAACGTTCGTCTCAGGTCATGTAATGACCAGCGTTTTTCATGTTTCAGAGATATAAAGTTTGTGCATCCCATCGTGCTGACGGTTGAATCAGATTTCAGTTCCCCGAGTATGTACCTACGCCTTTTAGTCTCTTCGTGCAGGTTTACCATCCACTGCCGCATTTTCTGAGGCACCGGGCGGAGAATCTCTTCACCGTTTTTACTGTGCTCTTTCGGCACCGTCCAGAGCCATTTTTCGAAGTCCCATTCATCCCATGTGGATAGACGAGCCTCACTGAGCCGGCATCCAAACACAAGGCACAAAATCGCCATCCGTTTTTTGTAATTCATCACACGGGTTTTGCCCTTACCATGAAAGTAAACGCCCCACAGATCGGCAACGTAGCTTTCATCGAGCAACCGTTCTCTCTTGTCCTGATATTTACCGATATCACCAGGGCTTAAGTCATCCAGCACATTGCACCGGACATACTGGCGAACCCGGCAGTATTTGAAGATCTGCTTTAACTCAATCAGCATCGAAGCAGACTGAACCGGCGCAATTTTCTTTATGCGATCAAAACACTTTATCCATTCCGACAGGCCGCATTTTTCGACAGGGAAACCACCAATATAGGGAAAGATGTATCTCTCATAGCGGCGATAGAGCCGCACCGTCTCCTTGCGTTTATCCCTGGCATAGTTTTCAAACCAGTAATCAACAGCGTCCTTCACCGTAACAGGCGTGAACAGGTTTTCTTTGGTGATTTTATTCTCTATACGTGGATCGAGTCCCTGTGATAGCCATGCCCGGCACTCGTCCCTTTTCTCCCTGGCCTGTTTAAGTGTCATATCTGGATACTGGCCTAACGTCATCCAGACGGGGGCACTTTGTCGGCCTGAATGCCTGAAGAAAAAAACAAAGCTTACTGTGCCACTCGTGCTGACTCTGACAGACAGTCCCCGACCATCGGCCACCATCTTTTGACGCTGCTGCGGTTTACCATGCAGGGCTTTTAGCGTCTTGTCGCTTAACTTGTTCTCGCCAGCCATAAAACCTCATTCTGCAATACACATTGCAATACACACTTAGCTGCAACGCCGAAAAACAGTAGAAAAGCAATGCAAACAACATTTCTTTTTTCTTCATAATTAACAATAAGTTAATGAAATAATCTGGTTCTTCATGCGTCCCCATGAGGTAGTGTGAGGGATAATGGATCATCATCATGGTGTTTTCCGGCATAATGACCGGATTGCCGACCATCGCAATGACAGAGGCCATCGATGCAGCCAGCCCATCAATGTGAACAGTGATGGACGCACCGTGATGTTTCAGCGCATTAAAAATGGCGATACCGTCAAAGACATCGCCACCCGGTGAATTGATATGAAGATTGATCAGGCTTATATCGCCAAGCGCCTTTAAATCGCTGACAAACTGTTTTGCCGTTACCCCCCAGTAGCCAATTTCGTCGTAAATAAAAATATCGGCTGTGCTGTTTCCACTGGCCTGCATACGGAACCAGGAGTTACTTCCTGCGCTGGCTTTCGGACGGTGGGGCGCCCGGTTCTTTGACTTCGGCACTGGTGCCTCCTTTATCGTTGGAAGGGTCTGTATCAAACACCAGCCCCAGTTCTTTGTTTTCATCGATTTCAGCTTTCCGGCGCGCTTTGACATCGTCCGGATTGCGCCCGCTGGCACGCACCCAGTCAGATTCCGTCGCCGCGCCACCCCTGATTTGTGTTTTCCAGGCGTTTGCCTCTTTGACCGGGTCAATCCACGGCATCACCGGGCCGGAATAAACCGCGTTATAAAGCGTGTCCATGTCCGTGCCGCGCGGTACCGTGATTTCGCCGGAGGCCACAGCCATTTTCAGCCAGGCCCGGTACATGGGGCGGGTTATCGCGCCAATAAACCAGTTCTGCAGGATGAGATAGCCATCAGTGGACTCCACCAGCTCCTGCCGCTGCGCGCTGTAGGTGCCGTTGTAGTTTCGTGCGGTACTCGAAAAGCTGAGGCGGGTTCCGGCGGCGACGGCGCGCAGTTGCCCGTTGCGGAATGTTTCCAGGTTCGGATTGGGGCGGTCTGATTTAATCATTCCGATTTCTTCACCCGGTTGCAGGTCGTCATACAGCATGCCCGGCTTGATCATCAGCTCGCGGTCATCCTTTCCGGCGCTGTCTTCGTCGTAGCTCTGCCCGTCCCCTTTTTTGATATACATCCCCAGCGCAGCGGCAATACGGGCGGCAACCAGCTCCGAATCCTCATACTCTTTCAGTGCGCTGAGCCGCATCAGCACGCCGGAGAGCAACGAATTGCCACGGGTCTGGTGTAGACGGCGGGTATACTTCAGGTGCAGCATGTTTTCTGCATCAACGTTCTTCGTATCGAGTTGCTTCCCGGTAACGGGCAGGATTTTATAAACCTGGTACGCTTTCGGGCGTCCCCAGTCATCCAGAAAAACGCCCTGGCTCAGTTTCAGGGATTCGTCACTGGTCATCGGGACAAAATCCGCCTCAAGCGCCTCGAGCCAGAACGGGATCCGCGCAGAGGGAACAAGGCTGTTGCCGGTACCGCTGACCATCTGGGCAAATACTTCACCGTCCCGCAACCAGCTGCGAAGCATGAGGCGCTCCAGCATGGGGCGGGTAAACTGGCCGGTGACCTCAGGCTTAACGGACCATTCTGCAAATTTTTTACGGATATCCACCACCAGCTTTTTCGCTATCTTCCCGTTGCTCATTTTCGGGTGAGGTTCAACAACGATCCCGTTGGCACCCACCACCCGTTCTTCGAGCTTGTCGAAGATGCCGATCACCAGGTCGTTATTGTTATCCAGCCAGCGGGCCTGCTCACGCAGAGAGGCCGCCCCCATCTGGCTCAGCTGGTTAGCCGAGCGATTTTCCCGGCGGGCCTTGTGTGTCCGTGACGGCCGGGCCGCCTCGTATGCCTGAATAACGGCCCTGGCCCGCAGCCGTGACGCTTTCCATGCCGGAGAAAATATGCCGATTGCATCGTCCAGAATGGTCATCCGAACCTCGCCAGTTTGTAGCCCGGATTGCCCCGGCGTTTGTTACTGATGGCGGCCAGACGACGCTCCCACTCCTGCCGCCCCTTGCGGATCTCGGCAAGATTTTCAAAGCTCATCTGTTGCCCGTTAAAGGTGATGGACTTGCCGCCCAGCACCGCCATTTCTGCGTCGGTATAACGCTGGATCATGGCCTCAATATCACTCTGGTTCACAGCCAGCCTCCTGACGTAGCCCACGGATTGTTTTCTGTTTCAGATTGCGGCTTCTTGCGCCGGGTTTTGGCTACCGGATCGGGTGTCGCAGGCGCCGGGGATGTCGCTTCGCCAGTTTCCGGCGGCGCGTCCTCCAGCCACGTTTCCCGCCGTGCCCAGTCTGGCGCATCCGGCCATTTAATCTTTTCGTAGCCGTGAAGGATCGCCAGTGCATCGGCGTAGACCAGCAGGTCAAAGGCTTCGTTCGCGCCCCGTCCGGGTTTGCTCCATTTGCCATCAGCAGAACGCTCCTCATAAGTCAGTTCGTCGTAAAACCACGCTCCCAGCCACTCAGGAAAATGGACATAACCCGGCCCCGGCGAATCCCGCCACAGGGCGTTATTCACTCGATCCTTAAGGGAGTCGGTCTGGAGCAGATAAAGCGGAACATCACCGGCGGCTTTAGCCCGGCGCGCGGTCCTTCCGGTGTTATCCGGAAAAGTCCGGGTGATCAATTTAGCCCGGCGCTGACTGTCCCCTTTGAACAGGAACACCCGTTTGCCAAGGCCTTCCCGGCGGCACTTACGCCAGAATTTGTATGCGTTGTCGGTAACACCATCCTCCCCACCGGAGTCAACGGCCATTGCCATAAGCCGCATGCGTTTTGTCGGGTCACTGGCAAGCGGCCAGGATTTTTCAAACACATCGCTCAGAAGCAAATCCCAGTCCTCCGGGTAACCCGACGGGTCAACCTGATAACTTTCCCCGTCACCGTTAATGCGCAGTGACTGGCGGATGTTGTAGCGATCAACAATCCAGCGCTCACCCTGCGCACCGTAGCCCGTGACCTGAACCACGAAACGGCGGTTTTTCCCGGCCTGCACATCGACGGTTGCCGCAATAAAACACACGCCATCCGGGACGGACCGTTTCGGTACAACCTCCGCCCGCTGCTCCAGCAGTTCGCTTTTACGCTGCTCCATGCTGGCGCGCGGGAGATAGGGCCGCCCGAAGTCGGTGTTTACCACCGTTTTTAACGTCTCTTCGCTCTGTGTCGCTTCATACTCCTGCTCTGCTGTCAGGAATTTGTAAATCATCTGCGCCCATGTCTGGTAAGCCGCTGCCGGTCCCTCCATCCAGAAGGAAGCAATACGTGAGCGACGCGGTTCGCCATACCGGTTACCGTCCCGGTCTATTTTTTCCCCGTCGCGAAGCCAGACATGCCGGATGTTCAGATCGCGCTTCATCTCTGGTGTAATTTTTCCCTGGCATGCCGGGCACTGGAGATAAGCGGCTTCACTTGCCAGAACGGGATCAGGCGATTCCCTGTAGCCGGTCATATTGGCAATTTCTGGCTGAAAATATTCGTGGCAATGCGGGCACTGCCAGTACAGGCGACGGCGATCGCCACGGTTGAACAGGGACAGGATGCCGGTCGTTGGTGGCGCTTCATGTGCGGTTGCTGGCCGCCATTTTGTGTCGCGAATGTCGCGGCCGGGTGAACTTTCCACGAGCGTCATGCCGCCGGACATAAACGTGGTCGTGCGCTTTGAACCGAGGGAAAAAGCATCGCCCTCCCCGTCGATGTCTTCGGGAAAGCGGTCATAGTCGGTTAAGGCCACGCTTTTATAATCCGACGATGACATGATATTGACCGAGGGCCAGCCGAGTTTCAGGTAGTTACCTGCCCGGAATGTCCGGTCGTGGACGTTATTGTCATTGCGGCGGGGGCTCAGCCGTGATTTAACCTCCGGGCTGCAGCGGAAGGTGCGGTCGAGGCGTTTCTTGGAGTGTTCCCGCGCTTTCTCCTCTGAAACCTGTATCACCAGCATATCCGCCGGATCGCAGACGATGTTATATACAATCCAGCCATCAATCAGGCCGATGGTTTTGCCGGTTCGTGCAGGCCCGACGAACACCACCGCATCGTATTCTCTGGACGCAAGGCAATTCATCGGCTCGATGATATAGGGAGCAAGATTAGGATCCCACGGAACGGAGTTACCCGCCCCCATAGGCACACGCATGTATGAGCTGACCGCATCAGCCACCTTCATACGACGCGGGGCACGTAAAATGCCGGAGACATCGCGGCGGATCCCCCTGGCAGATGCCCGTTTGGCCATCAGTCCTCCTCTGGCTCTTCCTCCTCTGGTTCGGCGTCCATCACTTTTTGTGCCACCTGGTCGCGCAGATCATCAATCACGCTCTGCACGCGGGAGATCGCAACCGGCGTCAGCGCGCAGTCGCGTTCAAGGATGTCCGGGAGTGTTTCAAGCACCATAACGACGGCTTTCGCCATTAATGAAAACTCACGGGCAACATCTTCAGCCGGTATGAGCTGCTTTGTATCGACCTCAAATTTCAGCCGCTCATTTTCAGCTTTCCAGTGTGCAAGCCGATCACCTGGCGGCATATCCTCAAGACTGGCGGATACCGTCGGGATCATCAGTTCGCACAGGATATCGGTGACGAGGTAGAGTTTTAGCTTGCTGTTACTGCCAGGGGCCGGGCTGACATTTTTCAGCCGCGCGGCGACTGTCTGGCGGTGCGCGCCGGTGATACCCGCGAGCTGGTTGATGTTGAGCTTTAACGCTGCAATTTCCTGGTCCATGATGGTGAACACTTTTTAAACAATTCGACATCATTGAAAATCGGGCAGATTAAAAATCAATAACCTGCGCACATGATGATGATGACCATGGATCACGAAAACCAGCCGCTTTCCGCGACCTCGCCGCCCCGTGGACTGGACCCCCTCCGGGAGTACATAAATGATAATCATTCGCATCAATGGCAAGATTTGACATAAATCACCCCATTTTGGACGTTTAGACGTCCAAATACACCAATCCGGACGCGATACAGACGTCCAAATGGCTTAATCCGTGCTGCCATTATCACAGGCACTCAGTGAATGCCTGCTGTAATGCCCGTTATTCGATACTGCTTTATTGATAGTTCCTCAGACAAAAAAAACCGCTCGGACTGAGCGGTTGAAGAAGAATGGTTTTGGGTAAAGGGTATAAACGATGATAGCTCTTTAAATATAGTCCGGGTCAGACTCACTTCAAATTAAGTAAGCGATTAAAGAGAAAAATGTAAAACGCCCCGCTATTTAGGGATTCCCCTGAACGCCAGGCCAGCGCCGATTTTCAGTCGGGGCATTCATTTCAACTACAGCTGGTCGCTATCTCCTGCTGGCTGGATATCGATAAAATATTCTTTACCCTGCTCAAACTGCTCGAATGCTGCCGGGTTGGAGATCACCATATGAAGCTGCCCACCAGGGGTGTACTTAGACCAGGATTCGTTCTCCGTACTGCCAGTCGTTACCGCCATCAGATTGACGACAGCAGAAGAGTTATCCGGGGATTTGTTGATGCTGTTACATTGAAATTTTGCACGTACCGTCATGATGTTACCTTTTTTTGGTTTCGGGTATGGGCGTATACCCGCGATGGAATGCGAAATTAGCAGCATGCTCGCTCCTTTATTTCAGGCACTGCTGCCTGATGTAGTCCTGCAGGTAGTTCACTTGCCCTGTGATGGTGGCGATTCGCTCTCTGAGGGTGAAATAATCCCGTTGAGCGGAGTCTGTAAGTCGGGGGCTGGCTGCATCGCCCACGCCGCCGGAGGTGGACGATCCGTCCTGGGTGCAGGTGGCGGCGACTCGCAGCCTACGCTTGCCAGCAGCAACATCGCGTTCAAGCTGATCAATAGTGGCCTTTGCATTTGCCAGATCTCCGGTGTATTTGGCATCCAGTGCGGCAACATCACGCTGGCGCACCTGCATATCGGTGATAGTGTCCTTCGCCAGCTTCAGATCGCTGGTGGCTTTATCGCGCTGCGCTTTGTAGGCGATCGCATTGTCACGGTAGTGGTTAGCGAAAAAGGCGAGCACGGCCACCAGCGCTATTACCGACAACTGAAGCCAGTAGCGCTTTAACAGCGCCGTAATCACGATATGAACAGAGCGAACTCCGCCTCACGGCGACGGGAAAGTCCAGCCAGCACCTTGCCTCCAGCCTTATTCCAGCGCGGGAATTCATCCGCTGCGCCGTCATAATCGCCGGCATTCAGTTTTTTAAGGAGCGTGGACGTGGAAAGCGCGCGCGTTCCGAGGTTGTAGGCAAACGACACGAGCGCATCAAACTGCCCCTGAGTCAGCTTCACCTTCACCAGCTTCGATACGTCGCTCTCGTAGCTCACCAGCCCGGTACGCAGCAAACGTTCTGCCGTTTCCTCTTTGATGGTCATACCGGCGCGGACAGGTTTGCCGTCTACGGGCTGCGTCCAGCCATAGCCTATCGTCCACACGCCAACGCTGTCCTGATATGCCGTAAGCCGCAGGCCTTCAAACTGTTTAATGAGAGCAATTCCACGCTCGCTAATATTCATGTCGTGCCCCTTGTGAAGGTATGGCCCTTGTGTGATTTTCTATTATTTCGGCATAAGACCTTGTAAACCTCGGCTGGATCAAACCCATTGCGTCTTATGTCATCCGTTCCGGCCATCACTATTTCTTTTCCGCTTTTAATATCTTTGGCTAAAATGAAACCCTTAAAACCTTTTGATCCATGACCTTTCAGATTAATATTTAATCCATTGCGGAATGCATGTTTTTGATTTTCTGATTTTGTCACCCACTCTAAATTTTCCGCTCTGTTATCAGCCTTTATCCCATTAATATGGTTTACCTGCTCCTTGCCTTCTGGGTTGGGTATAAAATGCAAAGCAACAAGCCTGTGAACAGTAAAGGCCTTTTGTTTTTTATCTCTATAAAGTCTGAATGAAAAATACCCGCGCCTAAGCAAATTTGGCTTTAGTACTTTGAAAGTGCCATCGCCTTTTATGCTTCTAGCCCTGCCTCGGTTTGAAATCTGATAAGCCCCAGAGTATCCATCGATATCACTCCACACCTCAGCCGTTTGCATCATCCGCCCCCGCTTTTCTTGCGGCGAAGCGCTTGATGAAGCCGCCGATAAAATCTGTTCCCACGTAGCCAATAAACACACTGGCGATATACGACAGGTTTTTAGCCAGACCGAAGAACTCCAGCAGGTCACGGGCAAACCAGGCGATCATCGCGCACATGGTGGCATCTATAAGCGTTTTCATGATCGGGCCGCCGTTATAGCGTCCCCGGAGATACGCCATTGCAAACGCCAGCATTGCGCCAATACCCTGCTCTTTTGCAGCCAACAGAGCAGCAATGAAATCTTGTTTGTAAGGCATTTTCATAGTCTCTCACCTCGCTGTTTACGGAGGCTGTGTGATTGGAAACAGGATAAAAAAAAGGCCTGCTCGGATGAACAGGCCAGAAAAGCAATAATAAATTTACAGGATGTGGTGCCGGGTGCCTCCCGGTGAGTCTTTGGCCAGCCACCATGACCCGCGCAGGGTATGCTTCAGTCGTGAAACACGAAGATTGCTGTTTACGCCCCTCCGCACAGGGGGATTCACCACATCAATAATGTAAAATTAGCCGTACCGATTCGTCAATAAGCAACACTCTGTCAAAGAGTCATCAGAGAGAGATGACCTTTTGCACAGCGTTATTTTTTTATTTTACGGGGCCAGTACCGACAGGCCACCAGCATGATGATGAATATCACCAGCAGGGTAAGATCCATCAGTACACCGGTGATCCGCCAGGCGGCGATAAGTACCAGCCCAGACAGCAGGCATACCCCGGCGCGCTTCATTACTTGCTGCCCAGCACGCGGCTGATATTTTTCAGCAGAACGGTTGAGGCGGTTTCCAGCATGTCATCACCGGCCTCGGTGTTGGCGACCACCAGCGTTTTAGTGCACGGCACTTTCACCTTTGAATCACTGAGCCAGCCGGATTCAGTGACCGCTTTTTTCAGTTCATAAACCGGCTTGCCGTTTGGCAGTTTGTCATCCACATGCCAGCCGTTCATGCTGATCATCGTCAGACCGCTGCCCTTCTGGTTGACTACCTCAAGAAACTTGTTAGAGCGATCCGGCGCGGATACCCACAGGAACGCGTCATATTCCCCGGTTGTCACCTTTGCCAGCGAACGGACGCCGCCCTTTGCGTAGGTCTCAACCTTCGCGTAGTCCTTTTCGAGCGACTGCAAATACTGCCAGGAGGCATAAGAGCCGCTGGCCGGTTCACCCACGGCGATTTTTATGCCTTCTTTCAGATCGCTTTCACTGCTGATCTTCCCGCCATCTTTGACGGCGACAAACACGCATTCATCTGCAAGCTCGCCGATGATGTCCACTTTCTGCGCTTCATTGCCGTGGCGGCTGCGCCAGAACTGAAACGCATCCGCCTGAGTGAAGCCGATCTGCGCTTCGCCGCTGGCGACTTTATCAAGGTTGTCCAGCGAGCCTTTGCTCGGGATCACCGTCGATTTATAACCGTATTCGCTTAGCGCGCTGGCGAGATTGACCCCATACCCAGCGTTATACGTCAGCCCCTGCAGACCGGTGGTGATGGTGATATCTGCTGATACGGCGCTAAAACTTGCGCACAGGAGTACCGCCGCGATAGCGGTGAATAGCTTTTTCATGTGACTTTCCTTTAAGGGGTGAGCCAGTGCCCAGGGAGAGTACGCAGAGAGTCAAACTCCCTGTGGCTCACCTCTGTAAAGGCTCTGCGGTTTGATGTATGCGTCGGCACAGACGTGGTGATCTTTGAAATACAACTATTTAGTAAAGAGGGTTCTGGCCTGCATTTGTTTCACCAAAAGGTGAAGTTTGTGTGTAACTCCCGAGGCTATAAATGAAAAAAGCCACATAAAAATGTGGCTTCAGTGCAGTGGAATTAATACTTTTTTAACTAAGGTTTTTTTAGACCATACTGCTCGCGAATGATCTTCTCCAGACCGATGCGGCTAAGTGTAATGAAGACACGCTCTCCTGGAATGAAAAGCCTGAACTCAACCGCCGAAATCTTCGTTACCTTGAACCTCAACCCGGCAAAACACACTCTGCGCATAAAAACACCAGAAAGCATGAGGCTTTAAAAGTGGAAACAGATCAACTGTCGAAACTATATCCTGGTATCAAAATGCCGCCATGATCCTGGTCAACGCCGTATCTTGCCGCTGTTTGGGCTTCAGTCTCCGTGGTGAAACAGAAATTTTACCGCCAATAAAAAAGGCCTGCTCGGACGAACAGGCCAGAAAAGCAATAATAAATTTACAGGATGTGGTGCCGGGTGCCTCCCGGTGAGCAATAGATCGGTCATGACCTTCGCTCGCGTAAAATTCAGAGACAACGAACTGTTTTACGCCCCTCCGCACAGGGGGATTCACTACAGAAATAATTTATCGTCTAATCGTTAAGTTGGTCAATAAGATATGCTCATCAGCAGACAATACTACAGATCCAAAAGTGAACTTTTGTCAATTCATAGCATCTCAATGTCGTTCTTGTAAGCACAGGTTTGATAACATGAGAAAAATTGTAATTGCAGCGCTTCTGATTTCACTTTCTGGATGTGATGATGCTAAATCATCCCCCCCACCAATCCCTCCTGACTATGATGGTGCAGCCAGCAGACAGGCAGGAACCTGGCAATTAATCGAAAAAATAAAAGACTCCAAAGGGGATGTAACTCAGGTTCTGTTATTTAATACGGCTGATGGCGAGGTTTGCAAAATTTATACTATTGATGATGATGAAATGCCAACAAATAAACCTCCTGTGCGCTGCTATTCCGCTAATGACTACATAACGGATCGAAAACCACCCAAAGAAAACGGTCATAAAGATGAAAAGTAAGCAGCGGCTGTGGTCTAACTATTCGTAAGGATGAGATTATCAGCCATACCAGAAAATATTCTGAGAATATTACCAGGAATGTGCCCGGAATCATTTCAAGTAATTACAGAATCTTTCTCTCGATCTTGCTGGTGTCGGTTTAAATTGATACCAGCATTTTATACCTCCGGGGGCAAAAAACCCCGCCGGAGCGAGGTTTTGAAATTTTTGCGATTGCTTTTAGTCGCTGCCATCGGAGCGCAGCTCTGCCAAGCATGAGGCAGTTAACCATTTCTCTGGCCCGTTTTCAACGTCACACCGCTTATAGAGCATTTTTTGCTAAATTTGATTTTCCTCGTCAATTTCCCGACGTACTGACAGAAAAGCTCTGGCCCTGAATATTTCCAGGCACCAGCGAACACGCTTGCGCGCCTCGCCTGTCGTCAGCCAGGGTGCCACAGATTGCAAATCGCGTGATATGTCTGAGATTTTGTTGCGGGTGGTGTAATACTGCATACCCACCATATAAACAGGATCATCAGATTTAAACGTCTTAAGCATCACCTTTTCTATAAAATCCGCATCGTCCTTCCGGGCCGATGCCTCCAGCATTTCGCTGACGCTGTTCGCCCCCCAAAGAAGAGTTTTAGCGCGCGCCGTTGCCTGCGCTCCCCTGAAACCTTCTTTATGCGCCTGCGATATTGCCTCGGTGATGCGGGAAAGCTGTTTGTCAGACCAGCCGGATTCTTTAATATCTCCCCAAAGTCGGCGGCTGTTCGCGAGCCTGTATTCCGCGCGGGTTTTGCCACCAACACAATCCCCCCACACGGTTAAAAGTGACTTTATCCACGCTGACTGAATTGTTGCCAGCGGCGTGAATCGCCCTAAATAGCTCTTGCGCGGGGCGGCAGCTACAATTCCCAGTCCTGCAAAATGGTTACGGCGTTGGCGCGGTGTCATTTCCAATTCTCCTTACGCCAGAACGCCGAGCGCTAGCGCCCGGTCCAGCAATTTGATGATTAACTCCGGCTGTGTGCCGTATTTACGTTCGAACGCAGCCACTCCGGCGTTACCGTGCAGTTCATCGTGATGTTGTCTACAGAGCGGGATGGTGAACGCGTCATGTGCTTTAGTGCCAGTTCCGCCCTGCCCCCAGCCAATAAGATGATGTGGATCGTCGGCAGGATTGCCGCAGCATGCGCAGGGTTGAGTTTTTACCCATTCAAGGAATTTCGGATTTTCCCATCGACTGCGCTTGGGAAGTCTGAAAAGCGTTTTCGGAGCCACAGGATCAACAATCAGAGACACCACGGGCTTTTCGCATACTGGTTCGAATCTGGTATCCAGAAGCTCAGTAACGCCGGGGGCAGAGGAATGTTCGGCAAGAATGCTTGTGGCCGGAACTGACGGGACAATGTCACTTTCAAGCATAACATCTGGCGTGATCAGTGCCGGTAGTTGTAATGCCTTCCGAGCCATATCCCCCGGAACCGCTGACAATACATCCCGGCAAAACGCCCACCAGCAAAGCTCTGGCAGTGTTAATTCATGATCATCCCTGAAATGAAGAAAACCACGCGCGGCGCGGATAACATATTCGGCGGCATTTTTACTGGCTATGGCAGAAAGTTGTTCGAGAGACTGCTCGCGCAGCTGGTTATCGCAACTCCAGCAAAGCCGAACCGCCGATGGTGGGTAGCGCAACGTTACCATCTCAGAGTGGTGATAGTCGGAGTGCGACCACTGGCAACCGGCACGCATTCCGCGTAACCAGTATTCAACACCGTCTACCCCGCCAGCAGCAGCAATAACTTTTTCGTTGGAAAAAAAAGGGGCCAATGCAGGATCTGCAATCAAGGGCTGGTGTGCTGGTGGAACTTCACCGCTGGGTAAGTGGGCCATATTGACTGGCTCCATCTCCACCAGCACGCGCCCGGATGCAAAGAGCGACATCAGATGTTTGCCGGGTTTCAGCAATACGATGCCCATTTCCCTTGATATGGCAGGTTTCAGGAGAACACGCATAAAGCATCCTCCTCAATAATAATCTGGCCAGATTCACCCCATAGTTTTGTTACCCGTGAATCCCAAATGTGCGCATCGTTTTCGAACAAAGCATCAAGGAGCGCTTTTTCAAGGTTGTCTTTATCAGGTTTCACCTGGTGTGGCTTCCCGTTCATCTCAGCACGCTTCTTTTTGCTCCAGCTCGCAGGCATCGGCAGAATAAAGGTGATGTGCGCCCCGGCAACGGGCAAGACGACGCCACGGATCCGAACCTCATCGCAAAACGCACGATAGCGCATCACCTCCGGTCTTCTTTTCCATTTATCAGAGCGGGTCATACGGGGTTTGCCCATCGGCACAATAGGATAAATCATGAGCGCCCCCGGAATTTTGAGTCACCGCGACGGGGCGCTTTACCTTCGGGCAAGAATGCGCTGACGTTCCAGGATAGATAGTCAGGCGATAGCGATTTCTCCGTTTCGACGCCTCTGGCTGTGTATCGAGCAACAAGCTCTTTAGCCTGGCTTTCTGTCAGGTCGGTGTGATGAAACCAGCCTTTTTTCATGCAGCCTCCTGGTGGAGACAGCAGAAATCGCTGGCGCTGATAAACGTCAGTTTAATGATGCAATATTGTGGGGTTTTCTGCGCCACGGTTTTCCCTCCGGGCGCAGCAGGTTGCCAGTTGTTCAGGCTGGCGGAGGCAATATATCAGAGATTGGGGAAACGCGGTAACCAGCACGTTCGAGCATCTGCATAAACAGGTTTGGGGTGCCTACAATTTCCGATGGAGATATTGGCCTGAAGCTGTACACATCCCCTTGCCTGTACAACAGCGCCTTACAGTTCACGGGCATGTCAAACGTAAACACCACGACCCCGTCATCCCGACGGACCAGATCGTAACTGGTCAAAACATCACTTTCCACCAATCCTCCTTATGCGCCGTATCGGCGCGGACTCTTATTCTTCTGGCTCTAGGCCAGCAGCTAAACCACACCGGGGAGTTTTGCCAATGTGGTGAAGCGAGCATTAAATACTGTTTATATATACAGTATTTTAAAGAATCAGATATTTCAACACAAATTAAGAGGATGATATTTAAGATTTTTTTATTTTATGGTTACGTGTAATTTTCGTATGAAACGAAGCGTTTTTGAGATTAAATGGTTGATTTTGCAAAAATCAGAGGGGCGAAAATCTGGTATTCGCTCAACTCGTAATCGGCTAATCAGATCGATTTAATGATATCGATCGAAAATATCGATCATGCCAGAAACAAAAAACCGTCACATAGTTGGCTCAGTTATTTTTTGTTGGCTTCAGCCATTTCTACGTATCTGGGGTCATTCGCCCGCGGCAGTTGCACGCTCACCTCCCGATAATGTTTCAGGCGCTCCAGGAAGTAATCGCGTAAATCTTCCGGCTGCTCTCGCATCACGACTTCCGCAATCACAGGCATGTTCATTCGTTCTTTGTACGCTACGCCGCTGGCGGCAAGATCCACATTAACCTTGTCGCGTTCTTCCTGCGGTTTGGCTGCTAAATTCCACTCAGACAATTTACCACCCTCGTTTTGCCTAACACCTTACGGTAGGATAATTAAGTCTAAACCAGAAGGGATAGTGTATCTCATGAACTCGCCTGTTTTTATCACAATCCTCAGCGGTGTCACTGTGTTCATTGTGGGTCAAATCATTATGAAATGCGCTTTGGAACCATACGTAGCCTTCAAAGAACAAACTGGTAAAATCTCCTCACTTCTCTTGCGGGAACAGGCAAAAATAACAAATGGGAATGCAAATAACGAACTAATATTTGCATTAAAAGAAGCCGCAGCGGTATTAATCGCGAAATCTAAAGCAATACCTTGCTACTCATCATTTTCAATGACAGGACTATTGCCGCCTTACAATAAAGTCATTGAAGCTGCACAGTACTTGAACTTAATTGCATCACAGCTGGAACAATATAATACCCCAATAACCTCCCCTCCAGATTATGTAAAGATGTCGGTTCTTAAAGGCTTCAAAACTTACTTTTCAAAAATAAGTGACAATTTAAACATCGTTGTCACTTATGAGATTAAGCCATAGATGGAAGTACGCGTGGAGCTACGCGGCTTCCACCTGCTTTGTAATGCACATCTCAGGGAGGTTGGCCCGTACCAGCGCCTCGGCGAAAGGGGGTGGCACAGCGTTACCACAACGCGCCACCGAATGGTTCGACGTAGCAACGATGCTCGGGAAAATAACTTGTGATCCATGATGCCAGGCGGAATTTGCCGCCGTGGTACCGGATGGCAGGATGTTTGATCGCCATGTCACTCATGGCCTTCACCGGATTTGCTGGCAGCGCGGTCGAAGCGCTCAATCTCTGCCGCAATTAGTGCCGCAGCCTTAACCAGGTCGCGGCGGCGATTGGTAGGCTTCCACCAATCAGCAGCCCAGGGCCACAAGAAAGGAGGTTGTCTGTGCCACTCTGCAGAGTTCGCGTAGCATGTTGCAGCCTTGATGAGTTGACCACCGCTGTACTGATCGTCATGCTCCGGCGTCCAGCCTTCAACACTCTGCTGGCGCTGGCGTTCAGCGATGATGTCTGATAGCGCAGGCGACAATATCGCCTCACCCTGCTGGACAGCCTGCACTAATGCCGTAATAAGTTGCGCCGTTGCGGTCGGCACGTAACGCGCAGCATGCTCAGCCGCAGCGATAAGTTGCTGATTGGTCATAGTCGTAAATGCTCCCGGATTTGGTGTGGAGAAGGGCGCTTTACTTGTGAAGCGCTGATAATCGAAATCGATGGTCGCGCGCTGGTCGCGGAAAATTCCGCAGCGTCCGTGGCGTATGAGATTGCCTTTGCGAATGGCCTCGCGAATGTATTTCTCGGCGGTGCTCCGGTGCAGTTTGAACATATTCACCACATCGCGAGTGGTCAGCCGACCGCGATACCGCGTTTCGTCGATGATCACGTTTATGCACGCTTCACGTTCTTCGGGGCTGTTTGGTCTGGACATAGTTACACCCTCCCTGCGCGTGCTTTCCGGTAGCATTCCTGCCGCAGTCGGGCTAAGTGCGCTACTTCCCGATCATTGCGCGCCAGAGCCATGATCTCCGTGTATTTTGCTGCGGCCCGGTTGTAACACCCTTTTTCCTCAAGTGCTTTAGCCGCCTCCATTTGCGGTACCATGATTTTCGGATCCGCCTTTTCTGCCAGGAATGGCAACTCAATGTCAGGAATATTCGCGCCCGGCACCACGGTGTATGTGTACTGAGTCCCGTTGTGATTACGCGCGAGAATTCCACGCTCCACCAGCTTACGAAGCTGGCTCCCTGCAGTACCCGGTGCGGTGTCGAATGCTTCACAGACATCCCCCAAAACACAACCGGGTTGCCCGGCAACGAAAACCGCCACGCGGTCAATTTGTGTCACTTTTCTGTTGGTCATTGGTCAAAACTCGTTTAGTTGATATACCCTGCCGCTTTGCGGCGTTTGTATTCCTCCCTCAGCAGCTCCGCTGGGGTTGGTCCACCAGGATTTTTAGGTCCGGCCAGTTGGCGCCGAACAGGTGGAATTGAGAATCCGTTCTGGATATGTTTCGCCCACTTCGTAAGTAATTTTTCTGCCAGTTTTTTTAACTCCTTCTCGGTCATCTGACGCTCTACTCCCGTTCGCCGCATTTCGATGCAAATGTGGTACAGCACTGGTTGCGGCCAGGGATATTTATCACTGCCGGAAAAGCGGTACGACTCGTTGCGCCAGCGTTTGTATTCAGCCATCACCGCATCCGGAGTGAGACCAAACGGGTTAGCTCCGCTCTCCGAAACCAGGGCAACAAATTCAGCCAGGTCGGGTGGCCACGTGTTTCCGTCAGCACAGCGCTCCATGCACTGATTGCACACCAGAGTGATTTGCTTCTCAGTCATTGAACCGATCTGCGCAATCCACATAGCCGAAGGTTCCGTCCCGTTCTTCTGAGTCCATCGGTTCGAAAATACCTCTCCCATGACCTCCCACAGGCGCCATGCCGTCCGCGTCGCCTGCAAATCCGTTTTCTTGCTCCCAGCGTTCTCTGGCTTCTCGTATCTGCTGAACAGCTCTGGATGCTGTTGGTTCTGCTCGTACTCCCGCATGGTTTTTACCTCCGGTTTCAGGTTGTTTTTTCGATCTCACCAGCACGACGTGCCGGGCAAACTTCTGCTCCCACTGGATTTGGGTAAAAACTTTGCTTTCCGATTTCCAGTAGGCAGAGAACTCAGCCAGCTCCGTGGGCAGATAATCAGGCTCCGGAAGTTGTATTCCCCACTGGGCGGCGCGCTGACGAAAATCTCTGGAGGGCAGCCAGTGTTCGGACATCGTGAATTTTCCGATCGGCTCATTGACGCCCTCCAGGTAACCGGGTGGCGTTGTTTCTTCCGGGGGGACAACTACCAGCTCGCCCGCGTTAAGAGAGGGGTTTTCTTTTAGATCTGTTTCTGTATCTGTATCTTTATTAGTTGAATTGCCGTTACCATTCTGTTCGAACGGGCTTTCAACACCCGTTGAACGCTCGTTACCGCTGCGTTGGTCCTTCGTTGATTTTTTCGCTTTTCTCGCTCTTGCTGAGGCTTTACCGGCTGCTGACTTCTGATTTACAGAGGAACGGACAGCCTCCAGATCTCTTTCAATCCGTTCCTGCACCCACTCGGTGCCGTTGTCGTTGAAAAACTCTTTTAACGAGGCTTCAACGGCGCTCCAACGCTCGTTGCTTAGCCGTGCGATTTTTGCCAGACGGTTTTTGGGGATTGCTCGCCCCGTCTGCCAGTAATTGAACATAAGGAGCAAGTAGGCCCCATGCTCCTCCGTGGACAAATGCATGGTGTCCGCCAGGTAGTCAGCAATGTAAAGTTGCATGTAAGGCAGCGCGGCCATGATTACTCCTGATGCCCGGTTTCCCGGACGTGATGGTCATTGGTCAAAACTCGAATCAAAAACATTGCGGCGCCAGAGTGCTGAGCAGCGCCAGAGCTGGCTCGGAGATTTCGCGAGGAAGCATTGCATAAAGGGACGTAGCGGCTTCCCATATCTCTTTTTCCAGTCGATGCACTGGCGCGCCGAGTAGCTTTGCCTGGTGCGCTTCCCCACATTCTTTAATTGCGCTGGCCACCAGCTCCGCTTCGGTTTTACCGGATCGGAGACCAAACTTTCGGGCAATTTCGATTGGCATTGCGGCTGCAATAGCGGGCAGGAGATGCATTACGTAGCGGTTATATTTTTCAGAGCCACCATCGTTACGGAGATACCGGAACAGGTTCATCTTGTTGACCGTGATCCCTCGCCCACCGATGCGCTGCCATTCCTCAGCCACCAGCCGGGCGATAGTTTCCTGTGCATGCCCCGGTAAGGTTTTCTCCCATACGCGAACAGCATCAAATACGTTCAGGCGTTTCATATTGTCGCGGCGCCGCGGTTCAATCTGATTTTTTGATTTCAGAGGTGCAAAGGAGTGTTGGTTAAGATTGGACATACCGATCGTTTGCATGGTTAATCCCCTTCTACAGGTGGAAATACACTATCCAACGTGCAGGATCGCCCAAGCTCATTCAGCTTCCGCACGATCAGACGGCACTCTGGTAGCCCTGGATTTCGAGTGCCGTTTTCATAATTGGAAATACGGGATTGTCGCCAACCAAACAGTTGGGCCAGTTCCTCCTGGGTTAACCCGAGTGCTTGGCGCTCTCTGGCAATATTGTTCATGTTTTCCTCTCGTCTGATGTTTAACCGAATTAAACACAAGACGTGTTAGAAAGTCAAGACGATACGTATTTTGTTTAAAAACACGCTACGTGGTAAAAAGCAGAAATGAACATAAACACCTCGATTGCCTTAAGGCTGAAGCAAATCCGCGAACAGAAAGGAATTTCGCAAGCGAAGCTCGCTGAATTGTGTGGGTGGGTGCAGTCACGTATAGGTAACTACGAGGCTGGGCGCAGAAATATTGGTGTCGATGATGCTATTACCATTTCCAATGCTCTCGGCATTAGCCCTTCCGAATTGATTTTTGGAGAAGATCATACGGAGAGCTGGCTAACACCAAGACATCGAAAACTGCTTTCTCTTTTTGATCAACTTCCTGAAGCTGAGCAGGACAGGATGATCGATACATTTCAGATACGTTTGAAAGAGATCGACGATTATGTCGAGCGATATCTCCGCGGGCGATTTAAAGCAGCCGACGAACAATAGCTAAAGCCCTTGAAATACATAAAACCAGCCTCTGAGCTGGTTTTTTTACGTCCATTCCCCCCGCATCAACTCCCCAATCGCTACCACGCGAAAATAAAACACATGACGTGTTGACTTATAAACACGATATAGGTTTAATTATTAACACAGACTGACATTACCCATCCAGGCAGGATGCCCACGTAAGTAGCTGCCGGCGGCATATGAAACACCGGATGAGATGGCTTTTTTACAAACACGCGCAGCAGGTTAGTTTCACCGTTCAGCAGCCCAGCTTACGGGCAAAAGAGGTTTTTATGTCTAAAGCACACAATATCCCGAACAGCGGGCGCGCCGTGCCGATGCGGAATTGCCGCACCGGAGCTGCATGGCTCGTTTCGTTCGATTACCGCGATAACACCTACTGGCATGAACCGCAGGGCAATCTGCGTTTTATTCGCCGCCCGTATGCCGCACATTCTCTTGAACCGAACCTTGAACCAGCAGGGACACACTAATGGGGACGCTTTTCGCTTTGGTTCTTACCGTCGCCATGACGAATGGTGACTATCAGGATCTGATAATTGGAGTGTATGACACTGAAGCTCAATGCAAACGGGAGGCTCAGGAGCAACAAATCCCCCCTGACTGCTTTCCGGTAGAGAAGATTATTTCGGCTGACGACCAACAGCCAGCAGTGAAGATGTAAGCGAGTTTTGATCAGCGTCTAACCGGAGTGAATTATGGAATTTGGACTTAAAAGAGTAATTGCCGCAGTCCGCGTGGTTACAGCCTTTAAGCGCATTTACAGCGGTGAACCAGTCACTATCACCACTCTCAGTTCAGAGGTGAAATTGTCCGTTTCATACCTCGAACAGATTTTCGCTAAACTTCGCACCGCAGGCATTGTCACCAGCCAGCGCGGACCAGGTGGCGGCTATTTTCTGGCACATCCCGATGAGGATATCAGCGTTGCGGCGGTGATCCGCGCCGTAACCAACATCCCCGAAGACAGTGATTTCCAGCCTGTACTGGAAACCCTCGAAGATATCTCCGTAACACGACTTGCTGCCCGGCAAAGAAAACGCCTGGCCGCATAAAGCACAAAACCCGCGCAAGGCGGGTTAAGTACCCGGTCAGCCGACCAAAGCTTTCCGGAAACGAGTTTTGACCAATGACCAACCGCAGGCGGCTGACATCAGCTGCCGGGTATCTTACAACCCAAAGGAACCCGAACGCAATGAACACCTATGCATTCCTTATCAAAGCTAAAGCAAAATCTGACGCGAAAAATCTGTTCTGCTGGCTATCTGCCAAAACCGACGCACGTGCGGATCGTGAAATACTCAATATCCTGGAAGATGCTGGCATAGAAGTTGGCCGGGGACACAACCACCAGTTACCTGTGCGAACAAACTGGTTTGTCGTTGACGACCTGCCGGAGGAAGGTGCTCTGGATGAAACCTGGTGTGATCGTTATGAGCTTGGCGACGACGGTCTTTCATGGCAGAAAATCGTCAATATAGCAGCACCAGCACCAGCACCAGCACCAGCACCAGCACCAGCACCAGCACCAGAAAATTTGAATCCGGATGTGGGCGAAACACAACCAGGAACGCTATATGAATCAGCGCAGCCCCCGGTTGCCGGTGATTCTGATATTACTCCTGACGATGACGCAAACACTGAATACCCGGTCTCTCGCTTGCGCCTTCCTCAGCGCATTATCGCGCAGTATCTTAGTGACAAATTCCGCCACCACGTCACCATGTCACAGCGGGTTGAGATTGGTGCGATGGAACTGGACAGCGACAATAGTCATGTTCAGAACCTGCTCCTTGCAACACGAAACATCCCCGGCATCGAGAATCTGACAACACACGAACTATGGAAGTTAACCAGCGCCATCAAGTCAGTATTCCCGGAAGAAAAACGCCATGAACTTGCTGTTATGGTTCAGTTCGTTCAGGCCTGGTCTGACACCCATCATATTGATCGTGGTCTGCTTGTGAAAGAGTGGGCTGCCGGCAAGCGCATAACGGCCATTCAACGAACAGACAGCGGTACTAACGCAGGCGGTGGTAACGCAACCGACCGTAATACCAGCTATGTCCATACGCTTGAAACGCTCGACGCTGAGATTGCAGCCGCTACCCTGCCGATGGATTTCGATATCTACAATATCCCGTTATCTATCCATCGCCGCGCCAAAGACATTGTCGAAGGCAAAGAAAGCCCGTTCAAAGAATGGTCAGCAGCGCTGCGCAACACTCCAGGGGTGTTGGACTATTCCCGCGCGGCTATTTTTGCTGTTGTACGCTCCGCTCCTGAAAATATCACCCACTCACCGGAAAAGCTTCGCACATTCATCAATACGTATCTCACGGAGAGCGACCACGAAAAACCAACAAAAAAAGTACTTACGGCGGCGCGCCATATAGACAGTGTTGCTGTCGTCGCCGACGTGATTCAGGGAACCGAACCGATTGAAAGCCTCGAAAAACTTTCTACTGAATTCTCTGTGGTTGGAAAACAAGTGGCAGAGAAAATCATCACGCGGCAGGAATCCACATCACCAGTGGCAAACCTGGGTAACGGTATTTTTTCAGTTGAATCACTCGTCAGAGAAACTCAGTCAGCGGAGAAACCAGCAGATGTGCAGATGGAAAAAACTGTCAGTGATGAAACCGCGGTTGTTGCTGAAATTCGGGAAAGCCAAACAGCAAATGTGCCAAATGAAAGCGATGTTGCAGATGGTAAACCCACAACTCCGTTAAATATGGATGCCGTTCATCAAAATGCTGAGGTTTTTTTCACCCATCTGATGGTAGATATTGAAGCGATGGGAGCAGGCCCTAATTCCCCAATAGTGGCGATTGCCGCCATATTCTTCGACCCGGCCACCAGCAGAATGGGAGCCGAGTTTTATCAGGCCGTCAGCTTGGCTTCCTCCATGTCGTTCGGCGCGCAGCCGGATGCCGACACTATTATCTGGTGGCTTAAGCAATCTTCCGAAGCCCGATCTGCGATTACCACTGATGACGCGTCAGGGTTGCTTGAGTCGCTCGAATTGCTGGCAGACTTTATCGCAGAGAACTCAGCAAATGGCAGCGATACAGTCCAGATATGGGGCAATGGCGCCACATACGATAACGTGATTTTGCGCCGGGCATTTGCGTTGACCGATACCCCCTTTCCCACACCGTTCTGGAATGATCGGGACGTCAGGACAATTGTTGAACTTGGAAAGGCTGTCGGTATAAACCCTCGCTACACCATCCCCTTCGAAGGGGAGCAGCACAACGCTCTAGCCGATGCCCGCCACCAGGTTAAATACGTTTCCGCTATCTGGCAGCGTCTGACAGCAAACTGATTTTCAAAAATCACTATTAAACCAACCGGCCAGTTAATATTTTCTGGCCGGTCATTAAGAGAGATGACCGATGCATGAACTTACGCTGTCGCCTGAGGAAATTGCAGAAATCACTGGCTACTCGCGCTATACGCATCAACAACGTCAGTTACGCTGCCACGGCATTCCATTCACCACTGATGGGCGTAACCGTCCGATCGTTTTGCGCCGGAACTTAGTTCCTGGTCTTACTGAATTACCGAAGGTTGATGAATATGTTGCAACAGAACCTGACTACGACGCAATCAATGGGCCGACCACGCAAAGATCCAAGAGACAGGCACCTGCCACCAAGGGTTATCAAAAATAAATACAGCTACGTCTGGAAACCAAAGGGCACAAAATTAAGTATTACTCTGGGGAAAATACGGGATACCAGTATTTCAAAATTATGGATGCGTTATGAGGAAGAAAAAGCGAAGCGTCATGACGTCATGACTTTTGAGAAATTGTGGGGGATGTTTCTGGCTAGCCCTGCGTTCACCGAACTGGCTCCTCGCACCCAAACCGATTACAACCAGCATCAGAAACAACTGTTGGCGGTATTTGGGAAAATGCGGGCTGATGACATTAAAATCGAACAAGTAAGAATTTATATGGATAAACGCGGCGTTTCCAGTAAGAACCAAGCTAATCAGGAAGTATCCAGTATGTCCCGAGTTTTTGGATGGGGATTCGAACGAGGCTATGTGAAGGGTAATCCATGCAGAGGCATTCGTAAATTTACCCTCGTTGATCGTGACGTTTATATTTCTGACGAAGATTATCTGGCGATTTATGAAAATGCACGGACAGAAGTACAGGTCGCTATGGAAATAGCATATCTTTGTGCGGCGAGAGAAGGTGATGTATTCGATCTTAAAATCCCTGACCTACGTGCCGAAGGTATCTTTATTGAACAGAACAAAACAGGGAAGAAACAGATTAAGAAGTGGACTCCACGCTTACAAGCGGCTGTTGCCTTGGCAAGCAAGCACTTTGCAAATAAATCATCGGAAGGTTACGTGATCCCTTCACCTAGCGGTGGAAGGATGAACAAAAAAACATTCAATACTTGGTGGAATAACGCAAAAAAAGCAGCAGCGATAAAACTTGGCAGGAATATACTTGGTACATTTCACGATATTAAAGCTAAAGGGATTTCTGATTACGAAGGTAGTAGCCGTGACAAACAACTTTTCTCGGGACACAAAACCGAAAACCAAGTTCTTGTTTATGACAGGAAAGTAAAGATCACTCCATCACTCGACATGCCAGAAATATAAAAAGGTATAAAAAACCCGCAAAAGCGGGTTTAAATTAACTTAAATCAAGCGGCTTTCTTTTCAGAACAGCCACATACAGGAATAGGAAATGGTTTTCCTTTCTTTGCGTGACGAACAACTCCATCTACACATACAGTGTAGCGGAAGATGAGTTCGCACGTATTCCCGCATTTTGGACAGGTAGTAGTTGCCATCAGCAAACTCTCCCTGCATTCCTGTAAACCCATACAGGTTGCGCATTGTTAGGAGAACCGCTAAACTTTGCTTGTCTAACACAAGTGTAGCGGATGGGTTACCTCCATTACATATCGGAAAGTTTCTCAGGCTTCCCGACCCCCCAAAGCCCTGTTCTCAGCAGGGCTTTGTTTTTAATCTTGTTCTACTGATTCCAAAGGCACAGACCATGGGAGTTTAATGGTGCGCATCGGAGTTCGTTCGAATACAGACTCAAATGCCAGTTTTAATGTGATAGATGTAAAATTTTCGAAAAACCATTCATTTGCCATATAGAATTTTTCATCAATAGGCTCATCCCCTTCTATATCATAGAATACATCTATTTTAAGATTGGCTTCGAATGCCAGGCCCTCTTCGTCCGGTTCGTCAGGATTCTCTAGAGCTTCATCGTTATAGCCCTTGATAGAAGCCTCTAAAGCCATTTGAGCCCAGCTTTTTTTAAGTTCCTCGTCATACCCAGAAACAAACTGACCATTGCTGACAAGCAGTTTAAAACGCCCGCCTTCACTATCCTTGTGCTCAACAAACTGTGACGAAGAAATGTCAAAACCTTTGTATTTGATTTTTTCCAACATCAGTGACGAGTCCCTTTTTCAACATTCCCTATCCACTTAGACTCGCGTTCTGAGGATGAATAATACTCATGAGTGAAAACCTCAGTTCTCTCTCGCTTTTCAAAGTGAAAATGAAATTCTTTCTTATCAACAACCTTTTCTTCGATCGCCGTTTTTACATAATCATTGAGACTCTTACCATCGGCACAAGCTGCAAGGTAAGCCTTTTTATGGAGATCTGAACCGATACGAATGTTAAACGTACCACTCATAGGCTTCTCTGGCTCTTTGTTTAAGGCCTTGCATGTTTCCAGATAATCATCAACAGCTTCCTCAAAAGCAAGTTGTAAACCATCAAGGGTTTCAGCTTCATAAGTCACAAGATCATTTACGCATTGGATTTTCCCATGAAGAACCCTATCTTCTAGAGAAAACTCAACACTTCCAAAATAACCTTTAAATTTCAGCATATTACTCATAATTATCTAGCTCATCTAAAAGAGTCTTAACTTCCTTGAGTACATACCCTTTCACTATATTCCCCGGATGAGGGCAATGAAATGACACCAACCTACCGTGATCATTGACAAATTTTCTCTTTGAACCAGAACCGTTTAAAACATTAAAACCATACTGACCAAGAAGTGTAACAAGCTCTTCCCAGGTAAAATCCTTTGGCAGCGTTCCAAGCCGCTCCCTTAGTTTCTTGCTTTTACTCATTCAAGTATATCCCTTGAGAGCATGTTTGCAACTAAAATCCAGTTGCATGTAATTGTATAGAAAATCCTCGGACAAAACATCACTTTTGGTAGCGATATGAACGAGAGAACTCAATACAACAGATACAAAGCAGATTTCAATCAGATGGATAAACAGTCTAATGCCATGGCTCCTGCCTCAGGAAAACGTCTCTAAGGAAGTTCCTGCAGTAATAAGGAGTTCTGAATTGAATATATTGTAACAAGAAATTTTGAGAGCGGGGAGGAGAGATGTAAAAGACATGTATAACTATCGATTCGTGAAAATATACCAAGCGAATATACCAACACTATACCAACAGCAAAAAAACAAAGGGGCTAGCTTATTGCTAACCCCTTGTTTAATCTGGCGGAAGCGCAGAGATTCGAACTCTGGAACCCTTTCGGGTCGCCGGTTTTCAAGACCGATAAAAACAACTTGAAAATCATAAAGTTGCATATATAAAAAAGAATATAACTAACAGTAAATTACTTTATATATCATCATGTTGTGGAATGCTGCCATATAGTTATTCTTCGTCTTTTTTGAATACTACATCACAGGGCAATCATCAAACTCAAGCGTTCGCATATCGTTTACAGCGTGCGTTACAACTCCAAAAATTCCATCGTTTTCGTCGGCCGTTTCAGGATCTATTCTCTCAGTGTGCCCGTCTTCTAACCGTTCAAAATGCCGATATGGCCTCAGCCGAAACCGGCGCAGATGAAATTCACCCGCCAGGCAGCACACAACGACAGAACCGTCGCATGGCGTGAGTGACCGATCAATGATGAGTAGCGCACCCTGCGTGATACCGGCGCGCCAGTACGTGTTACCGGCACGCATAAAATATGTTGCATGCGGATGCGAGACAAACTGCTTATCAAGAGATAACCGGTCTTCAATGTAGTCTTGAGCAGGTGACGGAAATCCCATAATCAGATACCTCCATTCGGATTGAACATAAACCAGAGCTTATCTTCGCTATGGTGAGGTGTGATGTCGCGAAAATTACGTGTATGCGACTTGATCCAGTCGTTCGCCTGCGCAAGCGTCCAATAAAAATTAACTGCTGCAAGCTGGCGTACAAACTCGCCCGTCGTGACAACACGACGGCCTGATGGCTCGCAATGTATGGCCTGACGAAAAGCGAAAGGAATGTCCTGGCGGCGTGGCATGATAGAAGTCTCGATTATACTGGTTATATATACAGTATAACCAATTATCAGGTCGATCAAGTTACTTACTGGTGCTAAACTTTGTTCCTTTCAGAATTTACTGATTTTTATAATGTTAAAGCTATTTAGTCGATATATTTCAGTTGGCGTAATCAATACTGCACTGCACTGGGTATGCTTTGGGATGCTTCTGCATTTTGGCGCAAGCCAGGCTGTTTCAAATCTGGCCGCCTTCTGTATAGCTGTCACATTCAGCTTCTTTGCTAACGCTAAATGGACATTTCGTTCACGGGCGACATCTGGTCGCTATGTTGCGTTCGTCGCTTTTATGGGCGCTATGGCCGCCCTAATCGGTTACATATCCGATACCATGAAATTTCCGCCAGTATTAACCCTGATCACATTTTCCGGTTTTAGCCTGATAGCAGGCTTTATTTACTCAAAACTCATTGTGTTTAGAGATGCGAAATGAAAATTTCTCTGGTCGTTCCAGTCTTCAATGAAGAAGACGCAATACCTATCTTTTATAAAACCGTAAGGGAGTTTGAAGGATTAAGAGATCATGAAGTTGAAATAGTGTTCATAAATGACGGCAGCAGAGATGCAACTGAATCGATTATTAAAGCCCTTGCTGTTAGCGATCATCTTGTTGTTCCACTCTCTTTTACGCGTAACTTCGGCAAAGAGCCTGCTCTGTTTGCCGGACTTGATCACGCAACAGGTGAAGCAATTATCCCGATTGACGTTGACCTACAGGACCCTATAGAAGTCATTCCCCACCTGATAGAGAAATGGCAGGCTGGTGCCGATATGGTCCTTGCGAAACGAACTGATCGCTCAACAGATGGGCGCCTTAAACGCAAAACTGCCGAATGGTTTTACAAGCTGCATAACAAAATCAGCGACCCCAAGATCGAAGAAAATGTTGGTGACTTCCGCCTGATGTCTCGCGAGGTAGTCGAAAATATCAAGATGATGCCTGAGCGTAACCTGTTCATGAAGGGCGTTCTGAGTTGGGTTGGTGGTTGTACTGATGTTGTGGAATATACTCGCGCTGAACGCGTAGCAGGCAGCACTAAATTCAACGGATGGAAGTTATGGAATCTGGCGATTGAAGGCATAACCAGCTTTTCCACTTTTCCTTTGCGGATGTGGACGTATATCGGTCTTGTTGTCGCAGGGATGGCTTTTATTTATGGCGCGTGGATGGTTTTAGATACGCTGGCTTTTGGAAACCCGGTAAGAGGTTATCCGTCACTGCTTGTTTCAATACTTTTCCTTGGAGGTGTTCAATTGATAGGGATCGGTGTGCTTGGAGAATACATTGGCAGAATTTACATTGAAACTAAAAGACGCCCTAAATATTTGCTTAAGGATTTTAAAAAATGACTAAAAAGGGAATTTCAACATTATTAGTTTTTTTAATATTTTCTTATATTTTTAGCGCATTAAGCTATAAGTTCACCCCAAGCTCTGACAGCATGAGCGGCATTCTGGAGGCTGCTGATATTGCTAAAGGTAACTTTGCGCTGAAAGGATGGTATTTATCAACAGTCACTTTTTATTTTACTGACTTAGTCTGGTTTGCGCTTGCCATAAAGCTTTTTGGTTATTCTGAGTGGATAACATACGTCATACCTGGATTAATGGCGGGCGGCCTTATCGCATCATGCTACGCTCTGGGAACAAGTTCCGGCTACAAAAAAGCATGGCCTTTACTACTGTTCCTTGTTTTTCCGGGTACAGCAGTTAGTTACATGCTTTCTGTTGCGATAATACATGTTCCTACATATGCTTATATTGTTCTTTCATATATATTAATTGAGCTTTATTGCAAAAGGCAAAACAAGCTCTATTTATTATTAGCATCAATAATTGCATCTTTAACAGTATTTAGCGATGATATAACAACATATTTATTTTTCTTGCCAGTTGCAATCGCTTGTTTTATATCGAATGCAAATACAAAAGATAAAGCTGTTGTATTTTTGTCTTTGGTTTTTTCGTATATATTATTCAAGGTGATCTTATACTTTACTAACTCACCTGAATTTTTTTATTTACCCGGAGTTGGATCTCCTACATTTGTTAGTTATGACAAGTTATCATTCAACATTTCGCTTCTTTTTAAAGGTCTTTTAATATTATTCAACGCTGATTTTTTTGGCAAAGTAATTAGCTCCCCTGGCGGGGTGTTTTCTTCATTAAAGTTTGCATCATTAGTTATATTTTTTGTTCTTTTGATTCCTTCACTTATAAAAATAAGAAAACTTGGCCTGATTGATGCTGCTCTATTGATAGCGTCTCTTATCATGATCCCAGCGTATGCATTAAGCGATAAGCCAGTTGATGCAGGTACAACAAGATATTTGATTCCTGTTATTATTTTTGGCTCAATATTCTTGTGCCGAAACATTAATATAACAAAGAAATCAAATATCATTTTATGGGTCTTTACTTTTCTTATTTCCGCGTATTCTTTGACGTATGTTAACCAGCCTGATTTTTCATTTAGCAGGGATAGATCAACATCAAAATACAGACTTATATCTGATTTTTTGACTAAGCATAACCTAACTAATGGTTATGCGACATTCTGGAATGCAGCAGCAACGAGTGTCGAAAAGGAATTCAGTATAGGACCTATTAACATAGACGTTGCAAATAAAAAAGTGATGCCTTCTTTTTGGTTAACAAAAACTTCTTATTTTAACAATGGAAATAATTTTTTCATTGTTGACAATGAGCAGCAACGGCATGTTATAGAGGAATTGTACGGAAAGCCAGAATTGACGTATATGGTATGGAATTCGCCTATTATGGTTTATGGTCACCCTGTCAATGTCGATGAAGGCGATGTGCAAGGAAGTGCAGATACAGTGAAAAGCGATTTCAGGGCTGCGGATAAGAATCAGATATGTAATGCTGGTACAAAGGGAATGCTTGCATATGGGCCATATAAAACCCTTGGTCGGGGCTGGTACTCTCTAAAGATAAATACACATGGTGATCAATACGAGGCATCTATTTTCTCCTATGTAACAGGTGTAAAAATTAAGATGTCCCAAGAAAAATACAAGAATGGTTCATATGTTTTCGAAATAAAGGAAGATATGCCATCTGCAGAAATACAGCTTTTTGTTCAAAAAGGCTCAGATGTGTGTTTTGAATCGTACTCGCTTCAGCGTGTAAAATAATAACAAGATGAAAAGCGCCAGTAATAGAACACTGGCGCTATGTCATTTAAGTAATTATTCTATGCCATCAGGTATGATCCGTTTATCCTGACTGCCTGTGTTGATCCAAGCGACGCATAGCCAGTTATCTCAAGGTAACCTGTAGTTCGGACATAGGCCTCTACGGGAACCATGGTCGAACTTGCGTTAACCCCCCATGCAGAAATCGGAGTATCAACAGCCGGCCGAAGATTTGTAGCGATAAGCCAGGCATTTGCCGCCGTTCCTTTTGTAAGAGAACCGCTGATAAACACGCGGTGACCATGCGGCGTTGCTTTAAAGTCTGTCTGTGTTGTCCATCCATTTAAAACTGAGCCACTCAGCACACTTGGCAGCGCACTGAAATTACCCAACGAGTTACCGTAGCCAATAACATTTGACGGGTCAAAACCCATGCCTTGGGTATATTCAACGCCATATGTTCCGTTAGCGTTGGCAATCAGGCGTCCATGCGAGTTTGTATTCCCGCCAAATTTATAACCAGCAACAGAAGACCCAGTAACAGCGCCGTCGCCAATATTAACGTAAGCAGAGTTGTAGTGTACCTCGATACCGCCAGACACATTCTGGCACATGTGCTGGCCTATAGTAGCATTAACGACCAGAGCACTAAATATCAGCGAGTAGTAGTTACCGTAGGCATTAATGCAGATGTACTTGCCGATGTGGATGTTGGTTGTATGTCCAGTTCCGGTTGATGTTGGCACCAACCCCCACGTAGCATTCTGAACAGTCAGACTACCGATAATGAGTCGGTCGATACCCACGCTATCTGCTGCGTCATATAATCCACCACAGGAACTATAGCTATACTCGGACGCATTTATATGCCCGCAGACCAGAGAGTTAATGTGGATACCCGCGCACACGGAACCTGTTCCATCAGATTTGAAAATGTACCCATCACCGTACTGGCCATGCACTTTAATGCGGTCGGCCCACAGGTTCTGGCATTTCATGGTGAAACCGTGGAAGCCGCCAATACATTCAATGAGGCCATTACACAATATGCCTTCACTCTGTTCCAGCAAAACAGCGTGTGTCGCCGGGTTTGAAGAAATACCGATAGAGTTAAGGGTAATAAGGTTAGATACTTCGCAACCGCATTTATCACCAGCACCGTAAATAACAACGCAATCCTCATACGTGGTTGTTGAATAAAGGTTCTGTGAAACATAATTCCCGCAGTCAACGCCGACATTTATTAACTTAAACCCTTTGGCCTGGTTCTTAACAGCCCCCTGAATTACTGACCCACTCCCACTAACAAATCTCGATTTATCAGAGGAAACATAAGGCATCCCCACACCAATGATAGAAATATTGGTCTTGGTATTTCTGCCGGAAGAATAATAACCAGTAATGTCGTAATCTCTTTTGCCAAGCAGTAGCGTAGCACCACTCGTAGCAGCATCCAGTGCAGCCTTCAAATCTCCGTTATACGGTGCGTTATCAACAACGATAACCGTCTTAGGCAGGCTGTAATGTTCAGCCAGGCCACCGATATATGTGAAACCTGTAGGTTTAGCCAGTTCAATCAGCACATCGGCCGCTGAGCCTGATTCAGGTAGGACCATCAGCGGATTACCTGCATCATCCATCGCAACTAATTTATTTTTGCGCATCTCCACATCGGGTAAGGATGTTATTACCTCTGGAGTACGAAGCGTGCGGCTAAAATTGTTACCCGAAAGAGTATCAACATAATTTTTAGTTACGGCGTCCTGGGTATTCACAGGATCTGCAAGGTTGGCAATGCGGTTACCTTCAGCATCGTAAAAGCTGGCAAACCGATTAGGCTTTTTAAGCGCGAGCGTGTCCCACCATAAAATATCCCGCTGAATCAGCATCGTCAGTTTATCAAGTGCCCGTTCGTGGCTGGCCGCCGGGAACTTTCCAGTATCCTGATAGCTGGTTAATTGAGTTGCATCTGGATCACGAAAAATAAAGAGTATTTTTCCTGCATGAGCAGTTGCCAGCGTCAACTGACCACCGCTTTCATTTCCTGCACCGGAAAGGTAATAATCCTGATTCAACACCAGCGTTGTTGGATTATAAGTATCATCAGAAGGGTCATAAATTTGGGCAGCAATATGATCATTCTCAATGAAATAAAACGGTATATCAAAGGGACCAGTACTTGTTGAAAGTTCATATTCAACAGTAGAAATTTCATTCTCGACCATCATTAAGCCCCAAAACAATTCGACATGTCTGGCATTGTCAGAATCGCCCTGGCGCTGGGCAAAAATAAGGCCGCTATTTGCGGCCCTTTGAAGGTTTACATCACGACTGTTCCGCTTACGCTGGTCGCTGTGGCATCTGGCGCAGCTGCATTTTCTTCCTGTAGTTGCTTCAGCCGCGCCTGCACAGCGGCTTCAAATTCTGCCTGAGCAGCATCAGCCTTTACCTGCGCTTTGGCTTTGAAGTAATCGCGGATTTTTACCCAGCCACCAGCTATTAAAAACAACGCGCTTGCGGCGGTGGAAAAATACAGCATTACACTTTCGATAAATGTCATTTTGTTTTTCCTTGTCTGAGTTGTTCAGCCTGTTGAATGGCTGAAAGTTGGTTGTTGGCTTTTTCGATTGCTGCCAGTAGCGGCTGAATCCAAAGAACGGCCTGACAATAAGTCAGTTGGCCGGTGGCAATGGCGCCAGCACCTGCTGTGTCAGTCCCGCCGATAGTGGTGTGCATTGCGCTGGCACGTAGACGGTACGTGTAGTCGAGCAACCCGTTAGCAATGTCAGCAGGAACAGGCAGGTCACACGTTTTTTCACGCTTGAGAATCGTTCTGTATTCAATGACTGTTTCCTCTGATTTGGCGTCAACTGTGGTATTGGCGGTCACTGTAGTACCGGCAATACCGTTAAAGGCTTGCTGCTGATCAGCCTGCATCTGAATGACTTTGGCCTGAACGAGAACGTTAGCCTCCGCTGTATCGGCCCGGTTGCTGTTGCTCTCGTAACGAATACCGAAGAACAGGCTCAGCCCGGCCACCAGCAGGATCACTAACAAAAAGATGCTCGCTTTGATTTCTGCGCTCACTGGTCTATCCCCCAGCACGCCAACGCGCTTTCCTGATCCCGGCGAGCCACCTGCCCGTAACAGTTATTCGAACGAATGCGGCAGTCGCGCCCACCGTCTTTAATCCACCAGCGGATCGCTTCGCAAGCGCCTTTACGGTCACCAGCATTGATGCGCTGATAGAACGTTGAGGGGAAGCATTTCCCAGGGCCTATGTTGTACGGGCAGAATGAAGCAATACCGGCTTTCTGCGGTTCGGTAAGCGTCACTTTGATATTCCGGTCCACCCACGCCAGCGCCTTATTGCGCTCGATGGCGTTCACCTGATCACATTTCGCCTGTGATAGCTTCATACCCTGAATTACTGGTTTCCCATCTACCAGCGTGACGCCGCGGCAAATTGTCCAGATGCCGGAACTATCGAGGTACGCCGTCAGGCTGCTGCCCTCTTTCTCATTCAGAAACTGATCGAGAAGAACCGGAGCCGAAGCCCCGGCGGCAATCAACCCGAGCATGGCCGCACTAAGCTTCGCTCTCGTCGATGCCATGAGATAGCCCCTGTGTATGAATTTCAGTTTCATCCATCACGCGCTGAACTTTAGCCACAACCTCATCGGCCTGGCTCAGATCGTGTTTGTCGGATTTGCTCAGGAAATCAACGATAGCTCTGGTGCGCTGGCGATCTAAATTCAGACGTTCAGCGTTTGACAGGCGCTCAGTTCGGATTGAGCGCCGTTTATCGAGCCAGCTCAGAAAGGTTAAAAGAAAGCCAAGTACAGCAATAATCAGGTAGGCCAATTCCAGTGTTGTGATGCCAAGAACGGCCGCCGCTGTCGTTATCGAATTACCTACCCACGATAACCAGTTTGTTTGTTGGTTCATCCTCATCGCCTCACCTCCCAGCCGGGATGGAGTAAGTGAAATATCAGGCAGGTCTGATTGTGATGAGGGGAAAGGTGCTGGGCAAAAATAAGGCCGCGGATGGCGGCCTTATGCCAGAAAATTTTGTGTTTTGATATATGTCAAATCCAAGAAGATGGCGATCCGGTTTTGTCCCGGAAAAAGTCACTAAATTCAATTATTGCAGCTTTATAGGGCTTACTGAAATGGTTCAGGCAAATATTATCAAGGAGTTTCTGGTACTTCACTCTTTTATCTAGCGCAACCAAATAGCCGCATAGAACCCCACCAAATATTACGCTCAAAACGATATTATCATTGGGGTAAAAAATAAAATTGAAGATTACACCAATGAATAAAATAATCGAAAAAATACCTAAATTCTTTTCTATTCCTCGTGAACGATAATACTCATGCTCTGTATTCAAAGCCTGCTCTTGCTCTGTTAATGGCATAAATCCCCCGATGAGTGAAGGTTATCGCCCAAGCATAAACTGCGACGGCGGGATTATAAAGTCATTCCCCTGCTCTTCCTTCACGCGTTGCTGATAGCGTTGCAGCGAGCCGGGTGACATCCATTCCCGCATCTGGTTCAGGATCAGAAAATCCATCACCGGGCGCACCACATGAAGATTCATGTATGGCGTGTGGTTGATAGCAAAATTGAAGTAATCAGCAGCACGCGCATCGCCCTGCTTTGTCAGCCCAAACAAATTCACTGCCTGGGCCAGGTCAGAAGCAAATGGCCCGGCCAGTGATGTCGCCGGGGTATTCCCGAACCGGTTATATTCACCAAAAAGAAAATCGCCAAGAATACCCAGCCCGCCGCCCTGCGCCATTGCCGCCGTCCATGTACTGACATTATCAGCCGGGCGTGGCGTCTGCCCGCGCAACATCAGTTTTGTCTGCATGGACAAATAGCCGAATGCCGTCGCCCAGAGGAACATCTGAGCAATCCCCATTATCTCACCGTTGCCGTTCCTGAATGCACGCGTCAGCGCATTATCGCGGAAAGTATTGTTCTGGCTGAGGGAACCGAAATCATAACCACGGCCGAACAACTCACGCCCGATCGCATTCTGCATAAAACTGGCGGTGAAGGATTTGAACTGCCAGGCAAATCGCAGCATCTCCCCGTAAGCGGTACCGCGTTGCATGCCCTGTTTCATGATGGACATTGTGCGTGCGTCAGGTTCGTTCAGCGCCACACCAACACGATCGAGAATATAGCCACGCACTTTGTCTGAAAGCATATCGCGGGCATATTCGATCGAGCGATCGTTAATTTTTATTCCCCGGTTGGTAAGGTAATTTTCGATATCCGCGCGCGGTATATCCGCTACACCGTCCGGCGTCATATAGGCGTTACCATCGGCAGCATGCAGTTTCATTTTGCTGAGCGCCGCCCACTCGTTTTCCTCGATGCCGTGCATCGTCAGCACGCGCCGTAACTCTTCCGGCACATCGCGAAATGATTTCCCGGCATGCGCACCCAGCCACTCGGAAACCATCATTCCGGTACTGTAACGGCTGCTGTTTGTCCACCAGCTTTGCAGATTCAGCCGGAAGTAATGCCGCATTGCCCTGTTCACCCGGCCCGGCATCGAATTGTCAGCACTGAAGCGGTACATCAGTTCGTCTTTCATGGCATCCGCATGCAGCCCGAGCGATTTAAGAACCTGTTGCCGTTCGGCCCCCTTCCAGCGCGTCAGCTGCACTTTGTTGCTGGTCGCCTCCCACACGGCGGCAAGCATGTCACGTCCCTGATAGCGCATCTCCATTGCCTGGGTGGCGATATCGTTGAAGGAAGAAATCATTGAGCCACCCAGCTTCATCATTGTCTCAACAGCGCGAGCGGTCGCGGCCACGCGCGCCAGCCCGGCATTACCGGGAATGTTGGTCTGGCCGGTGATTTCCTTTAGCTGGTTGGTCAAAGAAGTATTCCGCTTTTGCCGGAATTTATTCAGCGCATTGTCATCTTTCGCGGCCTTATAGCGCTGCTCGATCCGGTCAGCCAGTTCATTGAACATGTTTTCCGGATTAGTACCCATACGCCGCATCAGTCCGGTGGTTTCAGCCGAATGGATCAGGCCGCTCCCCACGGCTTCGCGCAGATTTCCCACGCCAAATTTATCGTTGTAGCGGTACCACGACAGCCCGTCTTTGAAATGCAATACGCGTTCCTGGCTCGCCCGGCGCGCAACGTTGGTGCTGCCACCTTTAAAGCCCGTCATCCAGTCCGGGCGATCGGTACGCAAATGGACGCCGGAAGACAGCCCCACATACACGTTATGCAGAAAATCGTCGATGGCCGCCTGTGATGGCGACAGGCCGCCCGGCGCTGCCGGATCAAAACGCGGAGTCCGCCCGGCGACGCTCACCCACTCGCCGCCGTCATTACGGAAGCCAACGATATCACCGAGATCGATATCCTGCCCGTTAGCCAGCAAATCCCCGTTGCGGAAATTCGCCCGCACTACCTGCCCATTACCGCGCATGAGATCGACATTTTCACTCACAACGCCCTTGATATAAAAACGCCCATCAGAGCGCTGCGCCAGCGCGCCCACGTTTTCAGGTTTCAGCGGCTTAGCCGGGCGAGCACGCCCATAAATCTGGTCTTCTGTCATCGCTGCCGCTTTTCGTACGGTCACGCCGTTCTGCCCGTTTATGTCCAGTCCTTCGAATGTCCGCTGATCCAGTTCCGGAAGAATGGCATCACGCCAGGCCTCAAAGCCTGCTGTGCGAATTTTATGGATATCGTGAGACTGGCGGGCTATATAACCGGGCAGTTTGCCAATTGATGCGCCAGCGCGGTTTGCATCGATGCGCGCTTTTTCCTGCCACTTCTCAAGTACGCGGGCAATTTTGATAGCGTCTTCCGGGATATGCCCCACATCGAGGTTGTTGCCCAGCCGCCACATAGCATCAGCAATGTTCTGATCCAGTGATCCATTAGCAAAAACAGGCAAAACGCCCTGGGCTTCAAGGTCATTGGCGAGACCGGAAATGTAGTGATCGCGCAGTTGGCGCATGTTATTAAACGCGCTGTCGCGGGAACCGGCCACAGCCTCATTACGCCCGACCATAATAGCGGACAGGGCGAGATCTGGACGCCCTCCAAAGGCGTCAATACGCTGAAGATTTTCATGCATCAGGCGCAAATTGATAACCCGGTTTCGCGCTTCGATGTGCTTTGCCAGCGCATCATCGCGCGCCACTTCATCAGCAGCACGGAGAGCGGCTTCCTCCAGCGACAGCCCCTGATTTTCTGCCCGTATACGTGTGACTGTGGATTCCATCTTGGTGACGAGATCCTGCATTTCATCCTCGCCAAGCTGGCGACCGGCCGCCGTGTTTACTGCCTGCTCGCAGGCTGTCAGAAATTCACCCTGTGCCATCAAATGGCTCTCCTCAACATACAGGCAGCAAATGCGCGTGCCGCCTGAGCAAAACTCATATCCCCGGCCCCGGCCTGAATCTCGGCAAGGTGGGCGTTAATTTCCGCCTGGTTTTCAGCGCCTGCAAAATGCGCCTGCGCCAGATCCATTTCTGACGCGAGGTCATCCTGCGCGGCGCGCAGCTCGTCATCACCGCGTTGCTGAATTGTCCGGTCGGCGTCGATGCTGGCAGACCGCGCCTGCTCATCAGCGCGCACTCTGTTCTCTGCCTGAGTCTTAAGCCTGTTCAGCGCGGCGCTACGTTCCGCTGGATCGGCAAGACGGAAAAAATCTTCTACATCGGGATTGTAACCGTCTGCCGCCTGGCGAATCGCAGACCTCAGTGCGTTCTGACGAACAAAAATATTCGCATCACCGAAACGCTCAGCAGCAGTTCTTACACCGCCAGCCAGCGGAGAAACCTGCAACCCCTGTTTAATCTGCCCGGCTCTGGCTTCAATCAGGCTGGCCAGATCATCCGGAATTTCCCCGCGTTCAAGCTGACGTAATTTACCGCGCGAGATTTCCGCGTCACGGTTGGCAGAAATTTCTTCGCGTAGTCGTGCGGTAGATTCCTCCGTCTGCTGGCGAATTTGCTCAATATCTTTTCGCGCGCGGGCTTCCGCCTGTTTACGGCTCATGCGCTGGCCCTGATACTGTTTTGCCAGGTCTCTGAACTGCTGGTCAGCCTGCTGCAATGAGGCTTCATTTTCGGCAATCTGCCGGTTAAGGTCGGCCACGCGGGGGGATTGGCCGTCAAGCTGACCAGTGAGTGAGTCACGGTAGGGCTGAATATTTTCATTCCATGCGCGCTGCCAGGCGTAATCATCAGCGCCGGTGTTGATGGTTCGGGCCAGATCAGTCTGTGCGTCGGCAAAACTGTCGCGTAGCACCGGGGCATTATCCGGCGTAAGACCGGCAGCATTCACGGTGTCGGCCTGCCCTGCTGGCGCAGCATCAGCAACAGCCTGTGGGTTGTCCTGCTGTATGCGCTGCTGGCGACGCGCAGCAATGGAATCTCTCACAGCACCGCCAAGAGCATGCAGGCCACCGCCGGCGATCGTGTTCAGGAAGAAATTTTCCACCGCCTGCCCCAGGGTGTAATCATCACCCTCTGAAGCGGAGGCGAGGGCATTGATGGGTTCGGCAATCGCAGACTGAACAGCGCCAGCGCTGGCACCCTGAACAAACCGCTGGGCGATACGCCCGGCAACGCTGGCCGCCCGTACCTCACCCACACCAGGAATAAAGCCAAGCGCCACGTTTCCGGGATCTGTCATTGCACCAGCCAGCCCGGCGGTAAAAATAAGCGGAGTAGAAACGCCGGAAGGCGCAGATGCCAGAATCGCTTTTCGCTCCTGGGTGGCATTGTGTGTTTCTGTCAGGTGATCGAGATAAGCCTGAGTTAAACCCTGCTCCGGAATCCTGATATTTTTGATGCCAAGGCCATCAAGTTTCTGCTGGGCTGTCTGCTGGTCTACCAGTGGCGAAGTGGGATCGTTCGCATATGATTCTGATTCAAGATACCTCCCGGCGGCATTAAATGGCCCGGAACGCATCCCCTCCGTAAAGGCCGCACCAGTAGCCTGCCCCAGCCCGCTTTCAAAGTTAGTGCCGGGTTGTTGCAGACCCGCGCCAGCATCTGCATCATCAACGTAAATTGGCATTGGTATCCCTCATTCCTTCGCTGAATGACTGACCGCCCTGCTGCTGGCCGCCGAACGTTTCCCGTAGCCCCTGAAGGTTAGTCGCGCGCTCTCCGCGCTGGGTACCCGGCGTGTATTCTTTTTCACTGGTCAGAACTTTTTTCGTGCGCTGCCAGAGCGATGGATCCGCTTTGGCAAGTTTATCCAGATCGGAAAAACTCACCGTTACCGGATTACCGCTGGCATCGTTCTGCACATTGTTTCCGAGATAAAGCACCAGCCCGGTGTCGTCCGCATTATTAACCCAATGGGCGTTATTTTTTACTTCGTAGAGCGTTTGCGATTTCGCGAATTCGTCGGGCGTGTTTTTCCCGAAATTGAGCGGCTGCAACTGATCGGCTGTCAGTTTTTCTTTGAACAGGCTGGCGCCGCGGTCAATATAATCTGGCTGGTATCCGAGATAGGTCGGTACACGATAGGTATTGTTCACGGTGTACTGGCTGGTGAACATATCAGCAACTGCCTGTTTTGCTGCATCGCCGGGACTCATTCCACGCAGAACGTTGATCATCGTGAGGCGCTGGCCCTGCTCATTTAGTGTGTTCCAGCTTCCTGCACCGCCCGGCTGCACAAGCATAGTCTGGCGAAAATCAGCAGACGCATCCGCCCATTCCTGAGCTGTGCTGGTGTCCGAGCCTTTGCCATTTTTTGCGATTATGGACTCTTTCAGGCTGGCCGTTGGTGTGTTTCGTTCCTGCCACAGTGGCACGCTGGCGCGCGGATTACCCGCCGAAAGCGCACCAACGAGCGCCCCATTTTTACTTTGCCCCATTATCTGGCGGCCAACGCTCTGGGAGTAAGGCCCAAAGGCGTTTAGTTGCTGGCGAATGGAATCGACAGTGGTTTCTTTGTTGTTGTTAAAGCTTTCCGCCATCGCGTCAGCCACGGAATCAGGAAGCAATTTTGTGCTGTTGACGCCGAAGCGTGATTTTTCAGACTGAACAGAAGCAATAAACGACTGCGCAGAAGTGGGATCTGCCGGGTTCTGCTGCCATGAAGAAAAGGCCTGCTGTACGAGCGGCGAATTTTTTATAAACCATGCGCCCGGATCGCTCTGCCGCTGCTGCTCGGTCTGGTTAAGCTGCGCAGATGCTTTCTGGTAAAGCGTCATCTTACGGTCAAAATCAGGATCATTGGCCTGCGGATAGAGCGCCTGCACACTCTGGCGGGCAGAGATCGCCGGTTGCGTCATGATGGTGTTATAGGTCGGTACGAGCGCTTTCGTCGCTTCGTATTCGTCATACTGGCGGCTGAATTGCTCCAGTTGCTGCGCTGTCGCGCCCTCAGGCAAATAAGATAAATATTCCTGCCGTGACACATCACGGGTAGGCATTATCCCGTTCTGCATCTGCGCCATATTATTTTGCATCGTATCCTGAAGGTTCTGCATCCCGTAGGCGCGCTGGCGGTTCACCTCGGCGGAAACCTGCCCGATAAACTGGCTTTTCTGCTCCGGGCTGGCGTTCTGGTACCAGGGCATTTTCTGGATCTGAGCAATTTCCGCTTCCGGCGGTAACGACTGTGCACGGCTAAGAACGCCCATTGTGTAATTACGCGTCTCGTTAAAAGGGATCCCGGCGATAAACTGGTCGTTTGAAATTTCGCCTTTATTCGGGTCGCCAAGGCGTAGCAGCGCCGGATTTTTCCCGGTCTGGTTTGTGCCGTTTATCCAGTCATCAACTGCGCCCGGCCCGGCGTTATAGGCAGCGACCGCAAGCGCCTGGTTACCGTTATATTTTTTCGTTAAATCCTGATGGTAAAGCTGACCTATGCGCATGTTGTATCCGGCGTCACTCATGAATCGCTGCGGATCCCATGCGATACCGTGTTTATCGGCTGTCTCCTGCGCCGTTTCTGGCAATACCTGCGCAATCCCCATGGCACCCGCGGGCGACGTGAGTGTTTGCCCGTTGCCGTCAAACTGCCTTCCACCGGATTCTGAGGGGATCATCGCTGAAAAAATTTTGTCGGATGAAACATTTCCCGGTGTAAACGTCGCCGGTGAAGTCAGTTGGCGGGTTCTCCAGTCGGCAATGTAGGCCTGCGTGGCGTTCTGCGACATCTGCTGATCTAGGCGTGCCACCCGCCCGTTGATTTCGTCAGTTGACCAGCCGTTTGCCTGCCCGAAGGTGTGGATGGCATCAATAGCTTTTGCACGGCTCAACGCGTAATTAGTGGAATCGTTCCGGTAATTCTCGGCATCGTTCACGGCCATTTGCAAACGCCCGTCAAGTTGCCCACGGCTGTAATCCTGATACTGCTGGTATTCATGAGCATCAGCAGAACTTTGCAGTTGTAGCCGGGTTGCGGCCACCTGCCTGGCCCAGTCATCGCGGCGGCCTTCCGGGATACTTTGCCCCAGCGTTCCGGCGGCCTGATCATATTGCTTAAGGGCATCATCAGATGCACCTATCGCGTTTTGCCCTTCTTTTTGACGCACCTGATTGAAGAGGTTGTATTTAATGGTATCGAGCTTGAGCGCTCCATCCTGCAATGCAGTATCAGTCACCTGGCGGTTAATGGATTCCGTTGCTCGCGCGGCAGAATCAGCACCAGCCCCAAGGATCTGCAGATCGGTAGTGGTCTGGGGGAGATTAACGGGGCCAGCACCAAGCCCCTGCGTGGTGTTCTGGCGGTTATAGAAAGGCAAAGTGGCCATTATTTTTTCCCGTATTTAGCATTGAGATACGTTGAGCCAACCTGAGTTGCAGCCCCCAGATAACTAAGTAATCCAGGCTGGGCCGCTTTCGCCTGCTGCCGTTCGGCGTTGGCCTGATTTTGCAGTGCATCAGATTGCAGGATCCCGCTGTTAGCTTCAGCGTTGGCATCTTCCTGAATATTGATCGCCGTCTGGCGGCGTAGTAGCGCATTGGTACCACCAAATCCGGTACCACTGGCCGCAATGCGGGAATCCTGATCTGCCTGAAACTGCGCACCACGGCGGCGGATAAGTGCCGTCTGCTGGCCTGAATTCTGCACCGCCTGATTGGCTTGCTGATCGAGCAGTTGCGCATTCGTATTCAGATTGCTGGCCTGCTGCCGGGCGCTGCTCAGGGAAGAAAATGCATTCAGTGCCGAGCTTGATGTTTGCGCAACAGGGACGGCATTATTTTTAAAGCCGTCGCCCACTGCCTGCCAGTTAACAGAATCCATAGTTCACCTCGTTATTGCCCACAGCGAAGAATCTTCCCCGCGATGATTGAATTTTTTCAGCCTGCCCTCGCACTGCATGCCAAGCATCGAAAGAAATCGCTCACCTTCCGGAAAAGAGGTGCTGGCCTCAATGCGGTGGTAATCGTTCAGTGCCTTATGCAGGCCACGCTTTGTTGCCCTGAAAATTTCAGGCCAGATATTGGGAATGCCTGCGGAGATGATCATCCATGCATGACCAATACCGGCATCAAATACCAGTCCATATTTTTCAGCAGGCACAAAGCCACCGATAGCAACCGGCCTCCCATCATGAAGGCATGTAATCGCACCAACCTCCGCGATATTGTCTGCATGCTGTTGCGTCCTGATGCAGCCTGTCTGCAATGGCTGTGGTGCAATATCCATCAGGTGCCACGGCTCAAACAGAACGATCATCAGCCCCCCAGTAACGTTTTTTGACCGGAAGAGTTAACGGATGTACCCGATGCCCCTGTGACGTTCCCCTGGGTTCCTTGCCGCTGACGACGGCGCAACAAATCATCAGCCTGTGCCGTAGACGTATCCTGTGTTACTGGTTGGGTGGCCTTTATTGTCGCCCCCCCTTTCTGGTTGGCATTCTGGATAGCAGAATAGCCACCGATAGCGGCGGAAATTACGGCGGCACCGGCTGTCCATGAAGCCGGATCTGCTTCCAGCGTGAATTTGCGTTTAAAAAGCATGTTCACCTCACAATAGAAAATAATCGGGCGTCACACCCTGGCTGATAGTTTCGGATGATAGCGTCCTGTTGGTAACTGAGCATTTTTGCGACGCGTGCAGAAAGGTTGTCTGTGCAGATGCACTCAACACGGTGATTGTCCCGCGCAGCAATAGCGGTAAATTGCGCTGCCGCGCGGAAGATGCGGATGGAGAATTCAGCCGATTCAGGTATTGTTTTTAGCCACAACCGGACGCGGTCTGGCGCTATCTGGATTGCGCCACCAACAGCGAATGTTTTTTGCCCACACTCCAGCGCAAACGACGGGAAAGATACCAGCGCCGCAATAGTTTCCGGCGGTAGTGGTTTCGGGAATATTTCGTCAAGGTGAAATTCCTCAAGACGTACTATAGCGGTATCAGTCATCTTCCATTTCCCCTACGGGATCGATGCTGACAATGGTCATAGGTTGAGGCAGATCCTGAACAATACGGATGCACCCGTTTTCGTTGTATCCGCCAGGCCATGGAACAGTTACAACTCCGCTAAAAAGTGGCGGAGCCTCGTCCATATTGTCGGCATAATCTCGCGCCCGGAGCGCGTCCAGATTTTGTCCATTCTCATCACCGTACTTGCCGCCCAACGTATCAAGAAAGCGCAGGCGCGCTTTTGCAAAACGTTTCTGCCCCCCCTCTAATGGCAGAGTGATCAATTCTGCCGCGTTGTTGTAACCCGCATGCACTACATTAGAGGCCCACTCCAGTGATATTTTCCCGCCGCTGACGATCCGTTCAGGGTGTGTGGCTCCATCTGTTACCACGCTAATGGTTTCGCCTTCCAGATGATTAAGCCCTGAAATTTCTGTCACTGCCGCACCGTTGTAAGTCAGCATGCAATCAAGCACAGTTGCATTCGGTTGGTCCATCACTGTGCCGTCAAATTCTGATGTCATGTACTCGATGTAACGCTTTGTAGTGCCGTTGATGGTTCGCTTAACCACCATCCACACTTCATCACGTCCACCGTTGATATCAGGGATGCATTTCACACACTCAACGGCGCCACCGACATTGTGCCGGTGCCAACCGATCACGTTCTGCTCTGTGTTATGGGTAAGTGCCCGCAAGGAGCCATCAGAAAGAGCGCACCACAGGATGCGATTAGGTTCCTGCTGGTAGGACATACTGATAATGCCTGGGGCCGTTATGTGCGGTGCGAGGATAGTCTGATCTGTCGTGCTATAACCGTCCGTTGCAGAATCATACATAGCACCGAGCACCTTTCTCCCGGCGCGCTGCACGAAGGCAACACCGTTGCCCATGCGCTCGGCCACCACTTCATTTGATCCATATGAACTGTTGAGTTCTACTTTGGTATTGCCCGCCCCGAATGGTGAAGTAACGCTTTGCTCGCCATACGTAAATTCAAAACCGGCTGTGCCTATGAATATTTTCCCGGCCGCCGGTATCATCCATTGCAATGCATCCTGAGTATCATCAATGCGATCATTGATAGAATCATCGCTTTCTGCTTCAAACCCATTTGTCATGGGGTTGAAGTTTTCAAGATCGCCCGCAACGCTCGACCATATTTTTCTGTTGCCAGAGAAAACCAGCCTGCCCCGAAAAAAGGCTACAAACTGTGGATATGTAGCGGCTTCTGACCATTCACCAAACGCCCATGCATATGTCGGGGATGACATGACAGATGCCGGAAGTTCAAGGAGTATTTTGCCAACTGCATGTTTTGAGTCTGTTACTGATGTGATGAGGACGGCGCCCCACGTAGCTGCATATCTCCATTTTACTTTTGTTGTTGAGTCGCCAGCGCCGTCGTAATGCGCGCCAGCAGTCCACGTGGGTTGAACGTTGCCGGTTGTCCCGGCAGTCATAGCTTCATAGAATTTACCGTCAGAAAAGAAGATATAACCCACGGACACCGTTTTTCCTGAATACCAGGTATTGGCATCTGAAGAGATACTTTCGATATAAAACAAAGAGCCAACGTGGGTACTCTTAAAAATATCGGCGTTAGCAGTAATTGTGCAAAGCGAGCTTGTAGTGGGTGTGCCATCGGGTAAATCTTCACCGTCTGCTGACCATGGGCGAAACTGATTAGTAGAGACGACAATTGTTTTATCAGAATTGATGTCCTGAAACGGGCCACCTCTGAAATTTGCCTTTTCAAATGTCCAGTTAGTGTTAGTAATACGCGTTAATTTATAAACCGGATATTTGCCGTTTATGCAACACACATAGATCACATCGCCGCTTTGCTGCATTGACAGCCCAAACTTACCGTTATTGGTCAGATCATCAGCAGTGTATGGCGTTGCGATTTCCAGCGTATTCCCACTACCGTCATAAACAACACCATGATCGTAAAACAGGCGGATATAGCCCGGTCCAATTTCCATAATAAAAGCCTGTGAGGTGCTGTATTCGAAGCTGGCCAGCCAGACTTTATTGGCGCTGTTTTTCACCTCACCCACAAAATAAGTCCCGCCGCGCCGCCTGGCCGGTCCCTGTGGCAACGGGATAAAGTTCATCATGTACTTAACGGCGCTGGCCCACTTATCGAAATCGACCTGCCCATACATGACAGGTGCCAGCTCACCGGCATTAAATGATCGCTTCGTTGGTTTTATTTTTGCCATATCACAATCTCGCAGCCATCCACGTAGAAGGTGGAAATCTTTCAGAGGGTTTTTCGATAGCGTTAGCCCGAACGGCACCAGCGATAATCGTCTGGAATTCGTCGCGTAACGAAGTGACAAGCGTGTCCTTTCCTGTCACTGCTTTGCATGACCGGATCGCCAGTTGGCAGGCCAGGGCATCAACAAACGTGGAATCAAACTGAGCGGCGTCGGTGACTCTGGCGCGGTAGCGCAGGCTGAGCGGCGGCGGTAAGTTGGTGAGCAGTTCCCGGCCTTCAATACGATATTCAGCGGTAACGAGTCGGGGATCGTATTCCGTCCAGTTGCTATCGACGTACATATCCCCCACGGAAACGAGCGCCAGCAAATCGACAGGCAACTGGTACGCGAATTGATAATCAATGGTCGGGGTTTTGTTCAGCGGTGTTAACTGGACACTTCGCGCGCAAAAATTCCATGCGTATTCACGCTGAAGCTTTTCAAGAAGAGGTTTGTAAATCAGGTTCATCAGGCGTGAATTTTTATCCTGTGTGTTCCTGTCCATGAGATGATCGGAACCCAGGAAAGAAACCAGCGCCAGATTCATAATATCGGTTTCACCGGTCATCGTGGTACCCCATAAAAAAGCAGGGGCCGCAGCCCCTGAAAGCACATCTCCACCCTTTTTAAGACGCGGTAACAGTTACGTTGATAGTCGCTGTTGCAGTCCCTTTCGTGATGGTGATTACCGCAGAACCAGCAGCCACGCCGTGAATGGTCACGACTCCGTTAGCGTATGTAACAGTAGCGGTACCAGTTGCAGACGAAGCAACAGTAACCGGCGAATCACCCGCCAATTCCAGACTGATAGTCCGGTCAGCCCCTACAACCACAGAAGTGGAAGTCGTAGCAAAGACAATACTGTCAGCACCGGAGTTGCTCAGGTTGAGCGCGGCAAACTCCACGTTATTGGCGTACGAACGCCACGTCTGAGCGTCTTTAGTGATAAAAGCATCCAGTTTGCCAGCAGTAAACGGGCCGGTCGCGACGGTGTAATACAGGCTCAAATAACGCTTGTATGATGCCGATGGGAGCGCCACAACTACAGCGGGCTTGCCAGCCACAAGCGTCGCCAGCGCCTTAGCGGTCGTCGTAAAAATAACTGTCGGGGTATCGGATCGATCTTCATTGGCGTAAGAACGCAGCTCGATAGTCAGCGTCGCGGCACCAGCAGCGGTAAATGTCACGCCGGGAATAACGACGAGAAAAGTCGGCTCGCCTGCGCCAGCGTCGATCACGGTGTTGTAATCAAACGCCGGATTAAAATCGATGATGTTCGTACTGGCCGCAGAAGCAGTGATCGCCTGTGCGTCAGAAAATTCAAGCTGGGCATCTACAAACATGGGTTATCTCCTGAAAAAGTGAACGGGAAAGACGCCCCGTTAAGAGGCGACTACCTGAGCTTCCCCGATTTTCAACTGATCAACGCGGCGGACCGGAACTTCACCAAAGAACATGGTGCGGCGGCCGCCTGCCATTTCCATGGTCAGGGTTGAGTTTTTCACGGCATCCACCAGTTGCAGACGGAGCATTGCGCGCAGCGTACGGTTCATGTAATACGCCGGGCTGACACCGACCAGCGACTGAATACGTTCTTCCGCAATCGCCATCAGCTTAATGAGGTTTGCACCCGCATTAGCATTCGTGCGTAAAGCAGTAACGTTGATATTCGCGATACGCACCGCATAGCGCCAGTCATGCAGAGCAATCCCTAAATCCCAGGAATACAAATCCATGTATGCGCGGAAGCGGTTGCCGTCATCATCGAAGGCATCCCCTTCGCCCAGATCGCGATGTGTCAGTCCAGCTTTGGAACCTTTCGGGAAAACGCCGTAAACCTTCTCAGGTGCCCAGCCAACGAGCCAGATCGAGGTCAAATTAGGGCCTGTACCGCCAGCATCAATGATGTTTTCGGCATTCGGTGCTGACAGGTCACTGAAACGCGGGGCCAACCCAAGAAATGCTTCCGGCTGCCCAACCAGCGTGCCGTTAAGCATCTGGAATTGCGCGGTCTGATTCATGGATTCCATGAACGGTTTTGACTGGTTAAGGCGGAAACCAGCGGTATTACCGTTAAGATTTGCTACGCGCACATCGACCTGCGAGCGGGCTTCAAGCAGGCCACAGGTTTCATCAACCTGCGCCGTGGTTGCTTTACTTTCCGGAATACCTTTGTTCAGCTTGCGCCAGTACACAGCAGGTAAACCAGTACGGGTTGTAATGCGCGTCCCGGTCGGCAAATTGCCCTCATAAAACGGGCAGTCCCAGAGCATTTCGTTGTCCTGATCAAGCAGCTCGGCCACATTTGCAGAGCTACCATCAGGATCGAGAAGTTTCGCTGCATCCCAGAGAGTCGGTAAGCCGGTAAGTGTTGGCATTTAAAACTCCTTATTGCATGTTCGGCCACATGCGGTGAGCAATGTCTTTTTCTGCTGCACTGCCCTGCGATGAGGTCGTAACGGTTTTGTCTTCACCCAGCGCTTTACCGATCGCCAGGACTGCGTTCACAAGGTCGGGATCATTAAGCAGTCCGGCGCTATCGAATTTCGCTACCACCGTGTCAGGGAAAAAACGCTGAACTGCGTTCTGAAGGATTGCGGTATTTGCTTCCGCATCTTTTCCCCAAGACTTAATAACCGCTTCCCGGTTAGCGGCATTCTGATTAGCGAGATTTTCCTGGGCAATTTTTTGTTGCCCGGCAGCATATTCGTTGAATTTTGTGATTACCGTTTCGGCCTGTTTTTTATTAAGTCCGCTTTCATGCATCCAGCCCAGGGCCGTATTTAAAAAAGTGCCGTCGCTGCCTTCCGGCGGCTTAATTCCGTAATCTTCAATTTTTTCCGGGCGGCCAAGTTTCGAGTAAAGATCCTGCCAGCCTTTTGCATCACCTTCGTCAGGCAGTTTTTCGAGAAATGGTGCGGCGGTCTGCGACTGCTGCTGGGCGGATTGCTGCTGTTGCTGCTGGCCCTGCCCGCTCTGCTGTTGCTGAGTGCCCGGATTTAAAAGGTTTTGCTGCTGGGCCGGATCGCTGCTCTGCTGCTGGGCAGCAGGATCACCACCTGCGGCAGCGCCGCCACCTTCCCCACCTTCAACAGTGGCATTCATCAGACGGCGCAGGATTAAGCGTTCAAACAGATTCATTGTTTTCGTCCTCGTTAAGTTCGTTCATCTCTTTGGCAATCAGCGAAGAAATCTCAGATTGCGACAGACCCAGATAGTGATTGATGTGCAAAAAAACCTCGCGCCGCCCCTCGGAAACAAAGACGGCGTAAGGATCGGTTTGTTGAGTGGTGGGAGAAATTGCGACGCTGGACGAATTGACGTGGCAGAGCTTCGCCAGCAGACGGATAACGATCTCCTGATCCGGCGTCATATTCCCCGGCGTGCCGAAAACATTCTGGAATGCTTTTGCGCGGTTGAACGTCAGCCAGAGACTTTGTAAGCGGTTCATTAACCCCCCTGAAGTGCAGGTGAAGGCGCAGGAGTCTGCGCAATCTGATTAGCCTGAGCGAAATCTTTTGCGGCGGTCGCGGCAACCGGCGCAGCGGCAAGCAACTGCTGAAGCTGCAATTGCTGTTGATCGGCTGCGTTCTGCTCAGCCATTTCATCTTCGGTTTTGATGATCTGCATTGGCGCACCGCTGGCTTTAGCAATAAAACGCAGGGCCGTATCAGGATTCAGCGTTCTTGCCACATTCTGATCAAACTGACCGAGAGTGCCGGCGGCGTTGATGACGTTCATGATGCCGGTAGCCTCTTCGCTCATTTGCAGGCGCACCAGCGGGCTGGTGTATTCGATGTCGTATTCGTAGTTTGCGCGTACCAGTTGTTCCGGCGGTTCAGGAAGCAAGCCGTTTTGATATGCAATGTCGATTTCGCGAAGGATGAGCGTCCCCAGAAACTCGGCCTGAATGCGCCCGGCGGTTGGCGCCAGAAGCTGGCCCTTTTCCTGCGCGCGCAACATCGCTTCGGTGGCGGTCATTTGTGGGTTATCGACGAGGATCTGGAACAGCGTGATGAAAAAGCCATCATTGATGGTCTGGCGTTTCTGCTCTGCAAGTGTCAGCGCCACGCTGAAATCGGTGGAAGTGTTCAGCGGCATAGCCAGTTGCTTGCCATCACGCCCCACGCCGCCAAAGTTGAGCGCACCGGGCATCATTTTGAATGGCTGCAAGATACCGTCTTCCGGCAGAAGCATCGGCGGGCGAACAGCCATCTGCGCACCCTCGATAATGGCCCTGTTGATTTCGTTCAGCAGCTTGATATCCGGCAGCACGACCATTGCCGGGGAGCGTCCGTAAGTCTCACCTGGTGCCGTGTAGTAACGGCTGATAGCGTAGGGCTGCGACCAGTAGCCGCCCTCCTGCACAATTTTTGTGCCCTCAAGACAAATATGCACGGACCGGAACGGCATCCCCTCTTTGTCCTGTCGTGATGGGTCACGTTTATCATTTGGCTCGACGCGATGCAGGAAATTGAATGTCTGCGCCGGGTTGCTTTTCGCGGCGGTTTTCACCATCGCAGGCAAAGCATCTTCCCCGAACTGCTGAATAGCCTGGCGGGCGGTCATGCAATATTTCCGGTGGACGATATCGATCATCCCCTGGAAATTCTCAGTGAAATAGATTTCGCGCAGGTGATAGGTGCAGTAGCGCGGCCCCTTCCCTGTCACATTATCAACGAACGTACAGCCGGTACCGAACGCGCCAGCGGAAATGTAATGTTCGTGGGATTGAGAGGCGAAATTGGCCCAGGGGGCATAGCGGAGCCGGAAAAGAATATCCCGCACATCCTGAAAATAACGCTGCACCTCTTCATCGTTCACAAACTTTTCGTTGCTCAGCGTGTGCCATTTCTGCGTTCTGGGGGTGATAACGGATTCGATAGCAGCACCGAATTTTTGCAGCGCCAGCGCGCCGGTTGCGTCGATGGCTTTTTCAGTACGCTTTCCGCCCTTCTGCCGGGTTCCCTTAAATTCAGCGCTGCGCGGCAGAATACGCTCGGCGATTTCCTGCCAGTGTTGTTCAAACACAGAACGCTCGGTCTCCATGCTCTTTTGCTCGCGCAGGATACTGGCGATGCGCTCAGTTTCGCTTTTATCGCTCGTCATATCGGACATTAGTTATCCCCGTACAGATCCCAGGAGGACTCAGCGTTAAACTGCTGGCCGTATCCGGGTGGGTTATATGGATCGTAAGCAGACTGGGCAAATTGCTGTGTGGTGGCGCGGTTTCCGCTGCGCAGCGACTTGCTGCCCACGGCGCCATAGCGGAATGAATCGCTGCCGTGTGACGTCCAGTTATGCAGCGGCGTTGGCTTGTACATCTTGCGCACTTCGTCCCATTCCTTCTGGTACTGGCCCAGCGCCTCAAGCCCTTTTTCACATTTTGTTTTGTCGAACCAGCAGGAGCGCAGCATCATGCGCACCTCGCTGATCCCGTCATCGACGGAAGATGCAGGAAGAACTTTGCAGCGGATCCCGAGTTTACCCAGCGTCTCTTCACGCGATGCGCCGGTGCTCAGTTCCCGCGCGCGGACGTCATGCGGGAAGAAATGCCGTTCGGCGTAGGTGTACGGTTTTTCACGCAGGGTTTTAACGTAATGCTCAAGACCGACGCCGGAACTCTCGTAATAATCGATAACCCGCGTTTCTTTGCCGATAAACTGGAAAAACCAGATAGCTGTTGCGTCGCCGATACCCAAATCCCACGAGGTGTAAACTTCGTATTGTGGATCCCATGGCACATTCCCAATCTGTCCGGCCTTTTCCAGTTCAACCAGAATTGACGAGTAATACGCGCCGGGTATTGCGGCATTCCAGTCGCACATGTATTCCTGGTTAAAAAGCGCCAGCCCCTCATCTTCTCCACGCTCTTCCTGCATTTCGCGCAGCTCCTGCGCGAGAGTTTCAGCCGGAATATGCTGCGTGATATCAGCGCTGAGATGGTCACAAAGCCAGTTATCCGGATCTTTCAGGCCACCCTGAAACATTTTGTAGAAGTGGTTTTTCCCGCGAGGCGTCGAAACGAAAAAAGCCCAGCCGCCGTTATCGGCCAGAATAGGACGCAGAAACGCCCATGCAGCGGGATTACTCAGCGCCCATTCAGAAAACACGATTCCCACATGCCCGGAACCAATCAGCGAGGCATAGTTATCACTGCCAACGGCCTGCCATGTTGAGCCGTTGACAAATTCGATCATCATTTCGTTGTCGAGTGTCTTGCGGCGTATTTCTTTCGGGAAAGCCTCATCAATGCGCAGTTGGCCGGTGCGCGGGTTGATCGCTGTCCAGATAGCCTTGCGAACCTGATTCGCCTGCGGCAGACAATGCGCATAGTTCCCCACACGCTCAAAAGCTTTGCATGCGGTCATGTGCAGGCTGAAATCATCCTTGCCATAACGGCGCGGCCAGCACAAAGCAGCACGCTTAACATTGCCTCCCTGAATGGCAGACCATGCCCGGCGCTGGTGTGGGCGTGGCGTCCAGTTGTTCGCGGGAAGGATAATTTCTGCCATCTATTCACGTCCTATTCACTTCAATGGATAAAATGCCGGGATTTTTTCTAATTGACCGATTAGCCATGCAATAAAAACACCTGGTTATTCTTTCTCGCGGAAATGTTTAACTTTGACGGTCAGATCGAGATCGCCCTCGACAGATTTTTTATCCGTAAGGCCAAGCTCTCTTGCGATGATGTTTGCGTTGAGCAGATCAGCAGCCGCGCCAGAAAATTTCTGTTCGTAAATGAGGTTTTCCACTCGCGTAGTGACTGGGAGAAAATCTTTTTTCTTGCTGTAGGCTTCCCATGTTTTCCGGTCGATATCGAGGAACAGAAACAGGCCGCCAAGCGTCATTGCGCGCATTTTTGGAAGTGTGGCTTTAGTGACGGTGCCCTGAAATGCAAAAGCTTTGGTTTCCCATAGCGGATGTTTTTCCACCCACTCGAAATACTCACAGCAGGCATCCCATAGTTTTTCAGGGTCAGTAAATTTTGGGTTTCTTCCGTGCTTGCTACGGGCAAGCCAGAATTTATTTCCTTTTGGCGCGGCCATTTTTCGTTACTCCGTAGAATTCCGGCGGTTGTATTTCCGCTTTTGAGCCACTTCCACAGCGCCGTTTTTTTCTTGCGGCTCGATTTCTTGGTCGCCGTTTTCCTCATCCAATTTTTCAGGCTCGTTTTTTTTCTCGTCATCCGGGTAAAGGGACAGAAACGCATCGACGGATGCGGAAACAATATCTGCGGCGGCTGTTTTTCCGTCAGATGCGCCCGGCCATGAAAAATTGCGCCCCAGAACATCGCCAGCGGCTTTCACGATTTCCACTTGCAGCGATAAATCCAGTTCATGCAGTTTTTTCATTGCTGTTTTCCTCTCCGGGTAAAAGATCCATTGCAGCCATAACGATCCGCAATTCAGGGGCATCGCCGTTTTTCACCGCTTTCAGAATTACGCGGTCAGAATTGCCATTCATGTACGCGGCAGCGCCATACATCGCCGTGTTGATATGTGCTTTCAGAAATCGCTCTTTCATCAGCGCGAGCAGTTTCTTTGCTTCTTCGTCGGTCAGGGTGATCATGGGTTGCTCCGTTCGTAGTATTTTCGGTCAAGGCCACCAGCAGAGATGGCCTTTGCGGAAATCACTCAGTGGCATTCTGCAAATAAAGGGACTGTTTCAGCAGATACCCTTCCAGCGGCCAGATTTTATTGACGGCGTTTTCACGGGCAATTTTGCGCCCGATCTCAGCGTCGAAGTTTTCCGGGCTAGCGCAGGCACTTTCGCCGGTGACGGTGAAGCCGTTGCGCAGCTTAATGACACAGAAGGTAAGGCAGCTCATTGGGTTTAAGCTGTCATACCCAACCTTGCCATTTGATGCACCGGTGATCCCATCTGCGGCAGTAAAGTAGTGCTCGCTTTCAATAACGTCGTTGATGTGTTGCGGGGTAACACGCGGAGCAGTCAAACCCTTGGACTGAATTTCTTGCTCGATTTCTTTGTCGCTCATGGGATTTCCTCTTTGGGTGGTTGGCGAACACCCCGCAAAAGCTGGGTGATCATGTAGTTTTTGCTGTTGCGTCGGCAGGATTCGAAAAAATCCTCTCGCTTGCCCATTGGGGCTTTTTTTCCGCCAAATTGTTCGGCTAGTTCAGGTGATGAGAAATAGACGCGGCGGGAGGTGTTACCTTTTTCGTTGTGCGCCCGGAATATCAATTTTTCTTTCAGCAGCCCGTCGAGAATGAAAAAAACGGTGCTACGGGACAGGCCGAGGTAATACGTAACTTCGGCGGCGGTGATCCCTCCTGGATATTCCAGGATTAACGCCATTACGGCGGTTTGCTTCCTGGTTAAACCCGGCACAGGCGCAACACCTTCACTTCGGCCACAACCTGATCGAGCAGTTGCAGCTCGCTACCATACAATCCTTCCCAATGTTTTTGCCCGGCGTGAATAGCTACGCCGTAGCCTCCGGTTCGGTGGTGAGGAGGGCAAAGCGGGAGTGTTTTTTTATGGTCGGCGCGCTGGCCTGCGCCCTGTCCGGTGCGGATATGGTGAATTTCCGCAGGTGAAGCCCCAAACCCCAGATTGCGGCAAACAACGCAACCGAGATCCGCGACGTCTGTCAGCCAGTCTTTATCGTCTTTTGTCATGATTGACGTCTCAGGCTGCGTAGCTGAACAGTTGAGAGGCGGCATTCTCTGCTGCCTGCTGGGTCGGGAAGTTGCGGAACAGGATGAAGTTCCAGAGGACATCGAGAACGGATTTATAAAGCTGGGCGAATTCAATATCGTCCATTTTGGCGAATGATATTGATTTGGGTTCTTTGCGGGTGCTGCCGTCCGGCATTTCGTATTCGGTGTAAAAACCAGCCTGAATCGTTACCCAGGCGCGAAAGGCTTCAAACGATTTGACGGCGCTGATATTACCGGCGCGTTTCTCTGCCTCTTCCCGCAGATATTGATCGGCCAGTTCCTCAAGCGTTTCTTCGTGCCCGGCATAATGGGCGACGAGCTGGACGTAACCCCGGACCAGTTTTTTATCTGCCGGTGAGATAGCGCCGCCGCTTGGCTGCCAGTATTCGAAGCCAAGATTCAGGAGTGAGAAAAATTTTCTGTGAAATGCTGCGTTGCGCGCCTGCTTAAAATCGGCGTAAAGCACAGCGCCCAGGCGAACTTTCTTTTCGATGAATTCGCGGGCGTCAGGAGTGGCGGGAATTAATACCCCACCAGCGGATTTGATGAATGAATACTGCGCCATAGGTTTCCCCTTTAGCGCAGCAATTGCTCAGAAATACAGGTGCCGGGTGTTCAGGCCGGTACCAGAATTATACCTTAGTTTTGTCTTTTTTCACAACGGCAAAGCCAGCCAATTCCGCCAGTTCAAACAATGGCTTAAGAGAGGCTATGTGTTCATCGTCGTAAACTGTCCTGATAGTGGAAACCTTGCCGTTCTTACAGGTCAGGAGAACGCGCCCATTATCGGGGAGATGATCCCCCACCTCCGATTTTTCAATCACGCCATCCTCCTGCATGCATACTGTGTTTTTATACAGTATATATACCCCCGAGGGTTAGGAAGTGCAAATTTTAACGAGCAAAAAAGGTTGTGAATTATAGTTCATTTAATGTTTAACTGTTTGTTTATTAGCATAAACATTCGTTGTATTCTGGCTTCGACGATATTCAATATGCCTATCGAGGCGCTCAACGAGTTCACTGCAAACGGCCATACAGATAGTACGCCATTGAAGGCTGGAAAAATCATATCTTGAAGGTTCCACAGTGAGGCTATGGACACTCACAGATTCCTGAGAATGAAAAACATAAGCCTGTGTCAGTAACCCAGGTGGAACAGGTGAGCGCTCAAAATTATCAATACGAAAGAGCACGTCCTGCTCGGCAGCTTTCCGGAGTTCAAGCCATTGCTCACCAGTAAACTCCTGACGAAATTCACCTTGCTTTAAAACAGTAATATTTGAATCAAAATCATGAAATAATTTAATTTCTTCCATCACCTACCCCTCTCAGTTTCAGTTCATCGGCCACAGATTCTGGCACAACGACTGGCATAGGTACGCGGATCACCATCCGCCGTAACAACGCAATCTCTCTTTGCTGAGATATCAGCCTTGCTTTAAGGCGGCGCAAGCGCCTCTGTTTTAGTTTGCTCATTATGCGGCCTCTTGCGCCTCGCACATCTCCGGCAAATTAGTCCTTACCAGCGCTTCAGCGAACGGCGGCGGAACGGCGTTACCGCAGCGCGCCACCTGTTTATCCTTCGCGTACTTAGTGCCGGTATAGTCCCGATCGATAATGTACCACTCAGGGAAGCCCTGGGCGCGGTACAGTTCCGCCGGTTGCAGCATGCGCATTCCGATATCGACGATTCGATATATCACGCCGCCGATCGTCACAAGTCCGTCGCATTCCGGGCCGCAATATTGCCGCAGGAACGCCAGCGCCTGCTGCGCACGCTCTTCGCTGTAATCGCCCGAAACCAGCAGCGTTTCGACTTCCCCAACATGCAAACCACCAGCGGTGATTGTCGGCATCGGCTGATCGGTTGGCTGCCCGTCCCTGCAAGTGCCGCGCAGCTTCACCAGATGCGATGAAACCAGAGCATGGTGATCCGTTGTCGTGACCGTGTGCGCGGGTTCATCAAGCGCGACGCCCGGCCCTGTGTAATTGCCGCCGTAGTTCTTTGCGAGAAACGCGCTCACTGCCGCAAATTTATTGCCGCCAGCGGTAACGGTGCCCAATGGATTATTGAGTTGCAGCACGCGCGGATCTTGCCCCGGTCTTTCGCCGTAGCCCATCTGAATGAGAGTCGGCGTCACCAGTTGTGATTTTCCGCCACCGCCAGCCGTAATGGTGGCGCTGGGTTCGTCAGTACGATGGCCGATACTGGCGCCAAACTGTCTGGCGATGACCGGGGCAACGACGCAGGCGCGGGATTCTTTCAGAATGGTATGGATCGGTTTATCCAGCGGGCGTGGCTTTGCCTGGTACTCGCTGCCGCCGTTCCCGGCAAGGAAAGGTGCCAGTTCTGCCTGCACCATACCCAACGCATGACCATTCCCGCCCGGGCGATCTGACGTGCCAGCGGTGACCGTTGGTACAGGTTCGGTAACTTCCTGCCCGGTTGCGCCGGTGCGGAACTTCGTCAAATGCGGTACCGCGATTGCGTAACCATGAGTTTTAGTGATTGTCTGTAGTGGTTCATCAAGCGGTTGTCCCCTGAAGCAATCATATTTCCCGCGCGTTGTCGTGTGGTTGCACTTCACGATAAACGGCGACGGGCTGTCGATGACAAACCGCTGAATGCCTCGCGCGATGCGCTTAAGCGTGTTTTCTGCCAGTGGCTTTTTACGATCGAATATCGACGGGCACGGAACAGACCAGTCAATACATTCCGCAGCAGTTCGCCACGGCTTCAGCACGCCAGCCTGTACTGCTGGCGATTTCGGATCACCGTGGGTTTGTTCCGGCCAGGTGATCGGCTTGCCATCGCAGCGCATGACCATAAAAAAGCGTTTGCGGATTGTTGGCGCGCCATAATCGCATGCGCGCAATTCACGGTGATCCACAGCATAGCCAAGCCCTGCCACCAGCAGCGCCGCCAGATCGCTTTCGGGTTCAATATTCAAAAACTCGCAGCATTCGGCCAGCGCCGGGTGATCTGCGGCGATGCCGGTACTCAGCATGCCGACAAACGCCGCGAATGTTTCACCGATGCGAGCCGGGTCTGGTCGCATTTCCGCCGCCAGCAGCGGCCCCCAGGTGCGAAACTCTTCGACGTTCTCCAGCATCATTACGCGCGGTCGCACAGCCAGCGCCCAGCGAATGACAATCCATGCAAGACCGCGAATCGCTTTCTCAACCGGCTTGGCACCCTTCGCTTTGGAAAAATGACGGCAGTCCGGTGAAAACCATGCCAGCCCCACCGGGCGGGCAGCGGTCGCAGTCACCGGATCGATATCAAATACGCTTTCGCAGTAGTGCAGCGTTGCCGGGTGATTTGTCGTGTGCATCGCGACAGCATTCGGATCATGATTAATAGCGATATCTACACTGCGACCTGTCGCAAGTTCAATCCCGGTAGACGCCCCACCGCCACCGGCAAAATTATCAACGATGATTTCTTTCACGCGTATTTCTCCATTGCGGCGGCCAGCGAGCGGGCAGCGTCCACGATTGCGGGTACCGGCATTTTTTCGAGCCACATGCGATTGATGTGATGTTTTAAACGGTTCTGGTGGTGTGCCGGCAGATCACCGGCACTTTCAATTTGTGAATAGACCAGACTCACCTCGGCAGGCCATACTGTTTCAGCGACATCCACCAGCAGCAGGCTTTCCAGTTCGATGATGCGGCGGTATGCGTACTCGAGTAATGCGTCGCTCATCTCAGTCATTCCAGGCCTCCAGCTCGTTCTGAATTTCTTCGTCGATTTCGTCGTTGCTGGCATCCTCGTTGAGATAGGCCATAGCCTCTTTGCGATACTGCTCTCTGCGTTCGTCATACCAGGCCGCAAACTCCGGCGACCAGCCGTAGGTATGCCCGCAAAAGTCTACCCGGGCGTTATCCTCCGCCATTCGTTCAACCATGCTGTCTGCCGTTGTCAGTGTAACATCACGGATGCAGCCACGCAGGTCGCGCTTGCGCCAGACCGGGCTGAATTTCGAATCGCACATATCTCGGAAACGAATTTCATAGCGGCGAATGCACCGGGCCTTTAGCGTTTTGCTCACGATTGCACCCCCTTCACTTGCTCAGATTTTCTGGCAGCGCGGTCGATGCGCTCAATCTCTGCGGCAATTAGTGCGGCAGCTTTCACCAGGTCGCGACGCTGGGTTGTGGGCTTCCACCATTCAGGCTCCCACGGCCAGTTCTTCGGCGCTGGATGGCTGTCATACTCCGTGCCACAATCTTCAAGATCCCACATTGCAGCAGCGGCATGGAATGCATAACTGGCAGCAGCGAAAGCCATCTCTCCGTTGATATGTTTGTCATCATGTTCCGGCGTCCAGCCTTCAACACTCTGCTGGCGCTGGCGTTCGGCGATGATGTCGGTTAGTGCCGCTGATAACGCCGCATTCTCAGCAGCCAGTGCTATATGCTCTTTCATTGAGTACAGATAAATGCGCTCTTTGATCGTCAGCTCGCCTGCCGCTTCCAGTGAAGCGATAAGCTTTTTCACAGATTCGATATTCATAATCATGCCGCCTTAACCAAATAATAAAGACCGATGAGGCCACTGATAATCAGTGCCCAGCCACAAGTGTTAATCACCAAGTCAAACATAAGCTGTTGAATTTTTGTGTGTTTTTCATATTTCATTTTTCGCCATTCTCTTTCCATTCGCGCCAGTAATTCAGGCGCTCTCTAAAAAACTCCCGGTACGTTTCCGGCGTCGCATCAAGCTGTTCGGTGATAGCCAGACGAGTCATTTTTTTCTCGTAAAGCTGCCGAATCATCGCGGCGGCGCGCATGTCGTAATGCTCCTTGAGCTGACATTCTTGCGGCCATAGCGCGCGGTTGTGCGGCAGGCCGGGCGGGAGATAATCCGATTGCCCGGCCATAGGTCACGCCCTGGTGTTTTTTTCCGAGTGAACGTAGAAACGTGGATCGACGCTGGTAAGCGTGAAATGCGGTACCGGCATATCGTCATGCCGTGTAATACCGACATAGTTCGACTTCATCATGCCGAACACGCGCCTCTGAAGTTGCTGGAGGGACATCTTTACGCCGGGGTGATGCTTAGCGATAGCGGCGAGAATGGCCTGATATGACAAGGTCTTGCCTTTCATCAGCGCGACAAGTTTCTGGGCTGAGAGATCACCATCTTTGGGCTCGTCAGCAGGTGTCTTTGCTGATTCAATCGGCGTGATGGTTTCCAGCAGCATGCGGCAGCGCCCGCGGGTGCCGACTCGGTGCCCGGTTTTCTTGTCGTAGTTTTCCTTGCTGCCGGCAGTCCACACGGTCGCAGTTTCGCGAATTTTAACGGTGTGCTGACCATCAGAACGGATAACCACCGCTGTGTGGGTTTTGCGGAATCTGGTTGCGCTGGTTTCAGGTGTGGCTTTTTTGGCTTTTGCTGTTGCTTTGGTGGCAACGCGGGGTTTAACAACCTGAACCGGGCGCGGCGGTGGCACATAAGCTGAGCGACTACGGGCGCGAGCACCAGCATTCATCTGCCACAAAATAACGGCGGTGTAGTCGCAGCCATCATCTTCATGTTTGGTGCGATCGGTATAAATAATTTCGGTCATTGGTCTTTCCTCTTTGGTTTTAAAAGCGCTGGTCAGGCGCGGTTAAAATGCATCGGTTCTGTACTTCTCTGAATGTTTTCTTGCCTGTTTACGTGGCTTAGCGGCCTCCAGTTGAATGCGTGTTTTTTCTTTGCCGACATGCTGATCCATTGGCAGGAAGTGGCCGTTTCTGAACTCCTGATAAATTACGGTCCCGGCGGCGGCAAAGCGGCATTTGCCCAGAATGACTTCTGCCACGCCAGCGGCAGGGCTTTCCGGGTTATAAACTTCGTCCCGGTACAGGAAAAGAATGCTGTCGGCATCCTGCTCGATAGAGCCGGAATCACGCAGGTCGGACATTACCGGGCGGCGCTGTGCCGCCGGACGGGCGTCAACTGCACGTGATAACTGGCTAAGGGCAAACACCGGCGTATGCAGGCGCATCGCCATCGTTTTGAGATTTCGGGATATATGGGCAATAGCCAGATCGTTACGCTCTGCTTTGGGCTTTTTAACCAGTCCCATATAATCGATCGCAATCATCCCCAGATGCGGGTAGCGGCGTTTGTGCGTCTCGGCAATGGCTCGGATTTGTTCTATGGTCAGATCTGTAGCATCAACGATCCAGATATCGCGGTCATTCAGCAATGTGAGTGCATTTGTCAGGCGCGCCCAGTCCTCATCATCCATATCGCGAGGATTACGCAGGCGTGACACGGACATATTCCCGTTCCCTGCAAGTGAACGCTCGACGATCTGCCCGGCCTGCATCTCCATGCTGAATATCAGCGCCCCGCTACGCCGTTCTGTAACGCTATGGACAATGCTCAGCGTAAATTCTGTTTTTCCCATACCTGGGCGACCAGCCACTACAATCAAATCGGTGGTGTTTATTCCGCCCATTGCATGATCAAGATCGTCAATGCCCGTAAGCAGATTCCGCACCGATGCATCACCATCCATACGCTTCTGCACCGTGTCCATGTACGCTGGCAAAAGTTCAGAAATATGGATCGGCTGAACATCGCCGGTATCGGCGGTCATATCCAGCAGCTGTGCGACGGCGTTCTCCGTTACCAGATCACGCTGCTCCTGGTTCACTGCGTTACGAATACTGTCTGCGCCTTCCTGTAGCAGCTTTGCCATTTCGCGGCTGCGCCATGCCTTAACCATTTTTCCGGCGTAGCCTTTGAGGTTTGCCACGGTCGCAGGCTGTTTGCAGATTTCGGCCAGATTTCCCAATGTCCCCTGCCCGCCAAGAGCTTCACTCACAAACAGCAAATCGATCATGCCATTTGTCAGCGCCTGCTTTTTAATTTCGCAAAATGCGCGGCGGTAAAAGCTTGTGCTGAATGCCACGTCCGGTGTTGTTGCGATAACGTCGAACGCGTCAGGCGTGGCACCACCGTTAATCAGTCCGGCCAGCACGATGGATTCCAGTTGCTGCGGAGTCATAACGATCCTTCCCGGGTACTACGTAAAGTTTCTGGTTTCATCAGATAATCAAAACTGGCGCGCCATCCGCCATTAGCGCCAAAGTAAAAATCAGGCGCATCGGTACGGAATTTTTCGAAGTAACCCAGAAATGCCCCTGTGGTTTTATTTTTCATATAGGCCGCCAGGCGAATAATCATGCGGCGTCGGTCAACATCAAGTTCAGCGGCAGGAAGCGAATCGGCAAAAATTTCGTTGTAGCCGTTCATAACGGCTTCCGGATCAATGTTGGACTCTGTGGTTGCCCAAGCCTCAGCATCCGCGAGATAACCGTCGAATCGATTTACACGGCAGATGTTTGCCGGTTTCGGAAAACCGGAGCCACGGCGGCGCCACGTTGCCAGCACCCAGCGGATCACCAGTTGAATCTCTGCCACCGTATACGCTTCACGCGTATGGGTTGGTGTCAGCATCAGCACGAAGGGCTTTACGTCACGGCAACGTGTCTGGGTTAGTCGGTTATAAAACTCCAGAATTTTTTTAGCGTCAGCGAGAATTAATTCCTCGCCCTCCCCCCAAAGGGGGTAAGGGGGATCTTCTGGATCTATGGTTGGTTCAGAAGAGTGACTGGTTCTGGTGCCACCTGCTGGCACAGGGGGTGTGCTTTCTGACGGCATACCTGTGTTTTTTGGCGGCACAGGGGCTATGCTTTTTGGCGGCACAGGGTTATCAAGATTTAGCGTATAAACGTTTGATGCGTTGCCCTTTCCGTTTTTTACGCCCGGACGATTGAGCTTTTGAAGCAATCCCATATCGATCAGGGCATCAATGTGTTCGCGCACTGCACTACGGCTGCACTCGCAATGATCGGCAATATGTTGATATGACGGCCAGCATTCGCCGTTATCGTTGGCGTTATCAGCCAATTTAATCAGCACCAGCTTGCGAATGGGGTTGCCCGTTTTAATACTCATTGCGCGGGCTGTTAGAGTCATGCTCATAATCAGATCCCCAGCGATTCAGCCAACTGGCGGCAGGCAATTTCGTAATCTTTCGGAGTGAGAAAGACGCACTCTTCCAACATTTCAGCTTTGCGCTGCTCGTAGGCCTCCCATTTTTTGGCAGAAAGTCGCTCTTCAAAAATATCCCGCACATCGCTAACCGGAACGGGTTCACCGTTCAGGCGAAAGCCGTTCCGCCAGGTGATACGATCTTGAGTTTTCATTGGTCTTTCCTCGCACTTTTAAACGCTGGTCAGGCGCTGTGTTTCCTGCATGGCCTGCAAGGCCCGTGCAACTTGCTGCGGTCTGTCTCTGGCATCGAGCAATAGCGCAATAATCGCTGCTGCAAATTCTTTGATCGCCATGCAGATCAAATACTGAGTAGTCATTCCCAGTCTGGCGTAGCGTTCTGCCGGAAGCGCAGCTTCCATCGCTTTAGCCAGCGCCAGCGTTTTGTTTCTCGCCGCTTTCGTGTCGCCACGCAGCCAGCGAAATATCTGCTGCCGGTTGTTGTTGATGGCGCGCCAGTCGGCCAGGCCGTTGGCATCTTCCATCTGATGCAACTTAACACCGCCAGTGTTACCGCCAAGGCGGAACCACATACGGGTGATCTCGATTGCTACATACTCCTGGCCGTACTCGGCCGCCCAGCTAAAAATCTCTCTTTTCAGTTCTTCAAGGCTCTCCACTTCCCGCGTCTCCTGTCGCTGCAAATCTGATTACGCTTAATCAGATTTCAAATTCGCATGTTGTTAAGCTGCATTTCTGTCCGGCACGCCATCATTCGGATTTGGGTAAAGGTCTGGACGGAAACTGTGCGGGGTTACTATGTAACCAGTAGCAGCAGCCCATTTCAGTGCTGTTGCCGCCCCTAGCAGGCATTTACCAGATGCGACTCGGCTAACGTACCCCTGTGTTTCGCCCACCAGCGCGGCAAAGTCCTGCTGACGGACTCCAGAGGTCTTTAGATAATTTTTGAGATCCATAATCTCCTCCTCGGTGTATGTGACACATGAATATTAGTTTCACGAATATAAGATTGTCAATAGTTGCACGATTGGGCTGAAATTAATTTTGCGAATAATATGGTCGCCATGAGAAAGAAAACACTTGATGCAGCTGAGTCAGATGCAGCCCAGCGTCTACGGGATGCCTGGGACAAGAAAAAAATTACCTTGCGCCTTACTCAGGAAAAGGCGGCGGATGCCCTTGGCTTCAGTACTCAAGCAACAGTAAGCCATTATCTGAACGGAAATATTCCACTGAATACAGATGCGGCCTTGAAATTCGCCGCGTTGCTTGGCGTAAAACCGGAAGAATTACGCCCCGATCTTGCTGAACTTATGAACTATGTAAGGAAAAGCGGTACACATGTAGAGGATTACTCATCAGCAGGATGGCGCCTGCTTAAGCCAGAAGAGGCCGAGCTAATCGAACTATATGACAGACTTCCACAAAGCGAAAAAGAACGACATCTATCTGAATTAAAAGATAAAGTAAGTGGTTTTGATCGTCTTTTTGAAGAGCTTCTGGCGGCAAGAAAGCAGTAATTGCCCATCATTTTGTAAATCCCGTTCATCGGGATTTTTTTTCGTCAAAAAATCAACAATCTACATAAAATATTCGTATTACGATTATTTTTATCTTGACCACGAATATGCTCATAACTAATATTCACTTCACCAACAACGCACTAACCACGCGGCAGTTGTTCAGAAAAAGTTCTGACGGTCTGGAAAGACAGACGTTCGAGGAAAGACCAGCTTGCGGGAGGCGCAGCCAGCGCTGAGGGACGGTTCCAATACTGACCAGTGGCGGAACGCCGGATAACGTAACCGGCACTAATGCCCGGGGCGCCGGCAGTACGCTGACATGCGGGGAAGACCGCAACAACGCAACATGAGAGCGCATTCCATCGTTATCAGTTATGGGTCTGGTGGTTAAATGCAAAATGGCGGAGTGCGCTCCCAGTTGCGGTGAACAGGGGTTGAGCTGGTTTCCCTGCCAGCTTTCCGGTTCGATTCCGGACACCCAACCGAAAAATTGCTGTGTGTAGTCTTTGCCCATCTCCCGTGATGGGCCTTTTTTTCAACACAGTTACGATTTTACTGCCGCGATAGCGTCCCCAAAGGGCGAGAGCTCACCAGCAGTGTGACGCCGGGAAAGACCGGGAGGAAAGACCAACGGGCCTGACCAGCCCTGACAGCCGGGAGCAGACCGGCAGATGTAAAAAAACCCACCGAAGTGGGTTCTTTTACCCGGACTGGTGACCAAACCGCGCCGGAGGTGCACAAGGGACCAACCTTGTGCGAGGAAAGACCAATGCCTGACAGAGCCAAACACTGATCGGCTCTGAGTATATCACAGAGGAGTCGCTATGGAAGCGCTTACCATCCCCGTCACGCTGTACGTTCAGTACCGCCTTGCCCCGTATGCAAAACAAAAAATCGTAGTCAGTACAATCGATTTTTCAAATACCGATCCTGATGAGTACCTCCTGCTTGAAACAAAGGTGATTGAGATCACCATCTCGCCACCCGACACCATCGACATCATTGGCGCGCAGGTGGACAACCTTCGCCAGCGCAAAGCCAGTATTGCCTCAAGTGCTGATCGCCAGATAGCTGTAATCGACGATGAGATCCAGCAACTGCTATGCATCGACCATTCCCCGGAAGATAAACACGAAATTCCTTTCTAGGGGGGCACTGTGAATGATCTGGGCATTACCCGTTACACCTGCACTGCTGGCGATCGTCGCGGAGAGTTTGGCGACTGCATGGAAAAGGATAAAAACGGCCGTTATGTGACCTTTAGCCAGCATGATCGGCAAGTGAAACACCTGCAAAAAGAAATTGAATCACTTCGTAAAAAACTGCGCCTGACCAGCGCTATTTAAACCAAAGAGGAAAGACCATGCCTGTATATAACGCACTATTTGAACCCAAAAAGGGATCGATAAAAGATGGCGCAGTGCCACTGGCAATCAGTATCGAAGCCCCAAACAAAAAAGTGGCTGGCAGTATTCTGCTTGGCAAACTTTGGGAATCCTACCCCGCCAGCGGTGACCATTATTTCAACCCAAAAATCTGGGAAGACGCGCCGGGACAACCGCGTCCGGAGATAGGCCGCTTTGATGAGCAGTTTCCACAGGAAAACACTTTCGATGGTACAAAGTGGGTACCGAACGCAGCCCCTTCCGTCGAGAAAACTGAATTCCCTGGCCCGGATGAAATTGTGGATCTGATGACCTTGTCGCCACGCGAACGTATTGCCGCCGTCGTGCTGTTCAGTGATGGTGCATTCACAGGGTCTGCACTTTCTCAGGTTCGTGATTATCTTGACGATCTGGATAACAGCGACGGCAATTCAGATGAATATGATGAGCGCTTTAACCGTTATCTGATAAATGCAATGTACGGGCATGAGCCTGTGAAACACATGCATATTGAAGGTCTGGATAATCTTGTGCAGGCGGTCATTACTAAATTTGCCGATTCGCAGCCGGGGCGCGCCGCATTATCGCAATTCGTTAAAGCCTGGACAGATAACCCGGGTAAACGCGATGAGCTAATGGCGGCCACCAGCACCAGCACCAGC